GCAGGAGCGGCGGGAAAATGAAGCCGGGGAGGCACATGCCGGCGAATTGACGGCGCAGCAGGTGCGCTATCAGGAGGCGCTGCGCAACCAGACCAACCAGACGGCCGAGGCCAAGGTGGCGGCGGAACATCGCGGGTACGCTCAGACGGTCGCTCTTCAGGAAGAGTCGTTCCGCGTCCAGATGGACAACGCGAAGCAGAACGGCCACGCGATGGTTGACCTTGTGGACAAGCAGCAGGCCGATCTACGCAAGGTTCGCCAGCGGGGGGCACGGGAGGGGCTTGAGGGTGGCATGGCCGCATGGTCGCCGATGATGGCGCAGCGAGCCTTCGGGAGGCGGATGGAAGACGCTAAGGCTCAGGGCGCGACCCCCGACGAACTGGATGCGATTAAGAAGGAAGAACTGACCGGCCAGTACATCCGGTCTACCGCAGAGGCCCGGCTGGAGCTCGCGGTCAAGCGCCGGAAGATGACCATGAAGGAAGCGGACATCGCCCGCGCCATGCTGGCCGATCCGAAGGCTCGCATGGCTGGTGCCGAGGGCGATGCGGTGCGGAAGTCAATCGCGGAGAATGCCGAGGCTCGGGACGCCCTGCGGTGGGCGCCGCGAAACCCGGGGCAGTTCTCCACGCGTTTTCAAGCGGGTTTCGTGAACACCAGTGTCCTCGATCAGACGCCGCGGCGGGATGCCCTGACCACGGCCCGAGAGCAGTTGCAGATTCAGAAGTTCATGTCCGACACCCTAACGCGCATCGCCCAGCGTGGCGGCCTGAATTAGCCGCGGAGGATTGCCTGTGCCCATTGTCACGCTCGATACCCTGGAAGGAACCTCAGGCTCGCACGACCTGTCCCGTGGCTGGGAGTGGACGCAGGTGGCGATTGTGGAGGATCTGGAGCCCGACACCACCAGCAACTTACTCCAAGCGGCGGAGCGCGCCGTCGTGCAGCAGGTTGGGGGCCGTGGCAGCCAATGCCGGGACTTGGCCATCCCGAACTATCTGGCGTCGTTCAACGTCGATCTCCCGAGCGCCACCAGCGCCAAGGTCCGCATCGTCTACCGGGGCTATCCGATTGCCGTGTTCGAGTTCGGCGGCGGCTTGAACCAGCGCGAAACGAATCTGAAACTTGACGGGTCTCCGGTGGTCCTCCAGTACACCTACCCGAGCGATTACGATCTGGACGGCACGCCATCCCAACGGGCGGGCAAAACGCAGAAGCAGAGTGGCCTATTCCCGGTCGGGATGTCGGAGCCGGTCATCACGGTGCGTTTTACGATCGCGGCGGGTGGCGGGCAGAACTCCAGCACGCTCATGGGCCAGTACAAGACTGGGTATGAGGGTTATGTCAACAAGAGCACGTACACGCTGGGGGGCATAACCGGACAGCCGCACGAGTGGCTGATCGAGCAGGTGACCGGCACGACCGCGGATGGTGGCCTGTCCTATCAGGCGGCGGTGACCTTCCACCTGCGCCGTAAAGCGGCGAACTTCCCCGGCGGCTGGGACACACGGGCTACCTTCGTCAACCCGGACACGGGCGTTCCTCCGACAGACCTGGTGGAAAACACGGGCATGATGTCGTTCCCCTCGTACCCCGAACTCGACTTCCCCACGATCACGCTGGACTCCAACTGATGACCCTGCAGCGCTTCCAAGGCGAGCATCCGGCGGTGCCCAAGCTCAATGCGGTGGTGGAAATGCTCAACGCGCTGCGGGGGGACGGGACGTTTATTTCGCTCGCCCCCAGCGGCCTCATCTCGTTCAACTGGCAGGCGATGCTGCAACGGGTGCCGAGGGCGATGCGGGGCGAGAGGCTGCTGTTCGCCAAGGTGACCAAGATCAAGTCGGCCGCGTCCACCGATTGGGTGGACTTTGTCACCAGCAGCGGATACCAAATGTACGCCGAAACCAACCCCTGCGGAAGTGACGGCAGCAGCGTCGATACCGGAACCACGATCCATATCGGCCTGACTGATTCGCCGGCAACCGCGTTCACCGGCTACGAACTCTGGGCCGTCGGCGACGTCATCCCCTACCTGCCCGGCGACGGGCTCGGCTCGTATGACGGCGTGGCACTCTACACCCCTGGCAAGCTCGGGCCGCCGCGAGCCCATGGAGCGGTCTGATGTTGTGGGCCGACAGCACAACCCCCGCGGCTCACGCCGGCTACTCGCCGCTGGACCTGGCCATGTGGCAAACGCTGGTCAAGGCCACAAACGAGCGATATCGCTGTTTCTTCGGAACCGCCTACAACGGCGGGCTGCCGTTCGCCCGCGTGCCCATCGCCGGCTGCAAGGTCGATTCGCTCGCCAGTTCCCTGGCCGCTCTCGACACGGCCACCGAGAATCAGGACGCCGACCCGGCGACCCACGTCTACGGATGGGGCTGGCTGCAGCGGCGGATCGAAGCCCTCTTCCCCGCGTGCGTGGTGTGCGCCGACGACGCGGCAGCTTTCGAGTACGTCGGTCAGCGGACGCGCGATCCGGCCCTCTACGACGCGCCGGCGCTGGCGAAAGTGTTCAAGCTGATCACGGGCGGCCACTTCACGACCTGGCCGCGGGCCACGAAGATGCCGGCCCACTGGAGCGACTTCAGCGACGGGGCCTACTCCGCGGGCTACCTGGCTGAGCATGACATCGTGGGGCCGTGGCTGCCTTACGTGGCCTGCCGGCTGCTGGACTACCTGCGGTGGACGCTGGGCGATTACGACTGGGGCATCCCCGATACTTGGACCCAGAACCAGAAGGTGTACGGCGATGGCGCGGGCTACGGGGTGAGCGGATGGGGGGTCTGTACCACTGTGGCAGGCGGGCTGTGGGGCGCGAACGGAATGAACGGTTACGAGTTGCACATTGGCCCCTATGCCTATTCGTCGGGCGGCTACGCTGCGCCGCCGCCGACCGGTGGCACCTATGCCGCGCAGCTCGCCCGGCTGGTGGCGCAACTCACGGCTACGGGAACGATGCCGACCGGGGCGAGCGGATGCGTGGCGCAGGGAATCGTCCGGTGCGTCGCTCCCCCCGGCGACTCTGTTGTCTTCGATGCCTGCGGCCAGACCTGGGCGAGCTTGGATTATCAGGAGCTAGGCCGCGTTACGCTCACCAGCAACACGCCGACCGTGGTGGGGGTCTTTAACAGCTTGGACGCCCCGCCGTGGTGTGACTCTCCGAGCCTTGGGGTGAACACCGCCAAGGGGTTTACAACTTCGGTTTCTCGCCTGATCCAGCGCTGGGAGAGCGTGCTGACCTACTGCAGAGCCGACCACACTGTCTGACCTATGATCCCCCAAACCCCCGGCGCCCGCGGCCATTTTGTTCGGAGCCTCCGCCATGCCTCACCGCCACGTTGTCCGCCTTTGCCGCAGAATGCCACTCTTGACCACGATTGCCGTGGCCGTGCTGGCGTCCATCGCCGGAGCCACCGTCGTCGCTCAGGCCAGCCAGCCGTCCACAGCGGCCACCAACAGCACCGGCACATTCCTCAGCGATTCGACTTGGTTCAGCATGGGGCTGGTGGTGATGTTGGTGAGCGGCACGGCGTTCATCAGCCGCAAGTTGGCCCTGGTGGATGCCCGCTTCCAGGCCGGCGACGTTCGGTTTGCCGGCGTCGATAAGCGGCTCGATCAGCACGACGCGCGCGACAATCAGGCCGACGCACGAGCCGTGCAGAACGAACTCGTGCTGGCATTGCTCAACGCGAAGATCAATGCGGGCGATGACACGCGGGACAGCAACCTTCGCGCCGCCGTGGCGCGGCGTGAAACCGTGTCCGACAAGCTCGATGACCGGATCGGACACCTGGAACATCCTGTCCCCCCCCCCCCCCGATGAATGAACGATGAGCCGGGGATAACCTGAAAGGCTTCACCATGGACGTCATCCTAATCGTGCTCGTGATTCTGCTGCTCTGCGGTTCGGGGCTCAGCGCGCCCAGCTTCGGCTGGCACCACTACGGCTGGGGGCCGAGCGGCGGGCTGGGCCTGCTGCTGATCATCGTGCTCGTCGTGCTGCTGCTGCGCCGCTGATCGAAACCAAACCTCTTACTCAAGGATCTGACAATGCACTATCGTAACGGACGCGAAGCGAAGAACGGGGACAAGATCGTGAAAGTCGATGCCCGATACGTAGACGGCAAACTTGTCCAGCAGATCGTTGCCTTCGGTGTGCTGTACGACGCCGTTCCGGGCAATGACCACTGCAACGGAAACATCGCCCCGATCACCGACGACAGGAGCGCGTGCATGTGCGACTGCCTGCACGTCGATGACGTGGTGGAGATCCTCGCCGAGAAGGGCCTCGACAAGCGGACGGCCGGGATGTGACCGCCGCTGATCGATCCTCCACTACTGGGTGGTAGCGGGTGCCCCCAGCGCCGGTTCGCGTCGGGGGTTTTCATTGCGCGTTTCCCAAAAAGCGCGCGCGCCCAAAAGAGCTTTTTTTGCGCGCGCGCTGTTTTTTGCGCGCGCTCAGATTCAGACTTGAAGAGCAAGGGAGGAAGATGGGTTCTAGTCAGCCAGCGGGAGGCAGAGCGGGGGGAGAGCGACCCCGCAAATGGGGGTCGCTCGCTCAGCCATCGGTCGGCGTCGCGGTGCTTGGCGAGCCGCACTGATTGTTCGCGCTCTGCGGCCGCGTCAACCCCAAATTGCATTGACGCACGCGCCAGTCACGGATAAACTGCATTCGTGACTCAGCAATCCATTTCGCGCGGTAGAGAAACGGTATCTCGCCGGGTTCATAACCCGGAGGTCGCGGGTTCGACCCCCGCCCGCGCCATTCCCGTGTCCCTGGCGTCGCGGACATTCGGCGTCCAGCAAGGCACGCTCCAGTCGGGCGCCGGGCCTAACCTCGGGCCGCAGTTTACGGCGAACGATCAATCGTCCCGACTGGAACCTGTGCCCCCCTACCGCCGGCGCGGCCCATCCCCGAGCCGCGCCGGCTTTTGACCATCTCACCCAAGGAGCAGCCGTGAAGACCCGAACCTGCATCGCCGTCGCCGCCGTGCTCGTGCTGTCCGCGTGCGCCACCACACCCCGCCAGCAGTACGCCGCGGCCGAAGACGTGTTCATCACCACACTCCAGGGGCTCAACGTGGCCCGTACCTCGGGGAAGATCAACGACGCCCAGTGGAAGGCTGTCCTTGTGGCCGCAGACGCCGCGCAGGCTTCGCTCCAGGCGTGGCGACGGAACATCACCGCCGGAACGCCGGCCGATCAGACCATCATCGACGTGTTCCAGTCCGCCCTTTCCGCCATGTCGGCGGCAGCGGTAACACCCACCCCCACCACGAAAGGGAGCAACGCATGGACCCCGCAACGATCATCCTGGCCATCAATGCCGCTAGCCTGGCCCTCGGTCTGGTCGAGAAGCTCATCTCCGATCTTCAGGCAAGCGGCGTAGACCCAACCGACGCCGTGCTGGACGCGAAGGACGCACTTGCGGCGCAGGCGCTCGCTCTGAGCCACACGCTCGCCAAGACCACCACTCCCGGAGCTTGACCATGGACCGCACTCAGATCATCAGTTGGGCAGTCGGCACGGCCGCCCGCTACGCCGCTCTGGCACTTGCCGGCTGGCTCAGCCTCAGCGCCACTCAGTCGGCCAACCTCCAGGCCCAGATCGGGCAGGCGGTGGGCGCCGCCGTGGCGGTCGGGATCTCCCTGTGGAGCAGCTACCGGGGTCGGGCCAAGGCTCACGCGACCAGCGCCGCGGCTGGTGTTGTCGAGGGTCAGGACCAGCAGTCGCCGCCGTCGCCGAAGCCCGTTTGACGTGCTCTTTCATCCTCCCCCGCCGTGGCCCAGAAGCCCCACGGCGGGTTTTTCATGCGCCGGGCTTCGCTTCTGCCATTTCCCGAAGTTGGGCCGCGATCTGCATGGGCTCGCTGTAGTCGCCACGGGCGAACCTGGACGCTATATCCGCGGCCTCCCGTAGCGCCGCCGCCCGCGCCTTGCCCCGGTGCAACGGCAGCTTCGCCCCCTCATAGCACTTCTCGCACAGATAGACGCCCTCGTCGCAGCTGTACATCAGCACTGAGCTCCTCCACTCCCCGCACGCCTCGCACTGCTCTTGCCCCGCGTCCCGCTCTTCGCGGTCGAGGCTGACGCTGGCCGGCGTGAGGTCGTACAGCAGCACCCGGTCCTGCTCCAAACTGTACATCCGAGCATCGCCCCGCGTCTTGTAATCATCGACAAGTCGGCCGCTGGGGGTCACGATGCACCACCGCTTCGCTGCCTTCGGTGCCTTCGGTTTCATCATTCGGTCCTTTCCTTGGTTGGTTCGATGCTGATCCTCACCGCCTCGTTCCCCCGCTTGCACGACTCTTGCCGGCAGCGCCACGTCCACAGTGGCGAGCGGTCATTCGTTCCGATCCACTCCGCGACCTCGTCGCGCACGGGTTTGAGGGCGCCGCCTAGGTTGTCGTCGTCCAACGGCATCCACGAGATTCTGGTCAGTGTCACCACAGCCGGCAACTCCCGCCTCGTCTTTGAGCTAAGTAGCATGGCCACGGCGCAGCGCACGTTCTTGACGGTTTTCGCCTTCGCCCGCCAATGCCCGCGGGCATTGGCCAGGCTCTCTGTGTGGATCGGTACGAGCACCAACATCGGCTCGCGCGTCACCGGCGCGGGACCGGAGTCTGGGAGCGTGTACCGGCCGCGCCGCTGGTGTTTGGCCTTGGGTTCGCGTTCGCCAAGTTGCTCACGCACCGACGCCTGCATTGCCGGATCGTGCGCGAGCGAGGCCAGGAGTTGGGCAGAGGTTGGGTTGCTCACGTCACCTTCCTCAACGCCGCCAGGATCGCGTCGTCTTGCTCTACGCCGGTTCCCTGAAAACCATCGTTGTCGTCGCTTTCGTCGCTGTAGTCAATGAGTGAGCAGTACCAGCCGCCGGCCTTGCCGGAATAGTCCGTTTTGGCCTGGCGCGCACCCGGGTCAGCGTCCACCCACGCTTGAAGTTGTTCTGTTGGGGTCACGGCTTCGGCTCCTTAGATGATCTCGCCAAGGACTTTGTAGGCCATCCGAGTTAGCGCTTGTTCGGGGGTGAAGTCGTCGGTCTTCAGGTAGCCGTTGTCATCGACCATGAACCTGCGAGCGACTGCCCGTAACGATGGGTCGCATGACGCTACGCACTTGTCTACAGCCTTGTCAACCAAACGGCCGTTCGGGTGTCGAGCCTTAACCTCGTAGGTGCCAAGGTCGTTTTTGTAGATCATAATCTGCCACCCGGAGTCAAGCATTTGAGCGACCTTGGGCATGTCTACGATGGTGTCACTCACGGCGTCGGTTCCTTCTCCCCGGCCTGGGCCAGAGCGGCGGAGATGGCGGCGGGGAGGCTAGGGTTTAAGAAATCGGGACTTTGCGCAAGATCGGGGCATACGTCCCACACCTCTTCGGGCCAGTCCCACCGCATTCGCGGTGTAGCGTCGTGAGCCTTCCCCCACGCCTCCAACTCCATCACCTTCCGCCCGACCTCCAGCGCCTCCGCGTCGGCGGGGGAGAGCGGCGGGGGCAGCTCAAGCCAGGCCATGTCCGTAGGCAGAGAGTAATTGGCGCTGTCGGGCGGTGGCCCAAGTAGCTGCAGCGGTGTTATCGGCTCCTCACTTGCCCCATACGCCCGCTCCACACCGTCATTATCGGCGACCACCACTACGCTTGGTTCTGGGTCTGCGTCGGATGGCTCCAGAAGCGGAACGCCGCCGATGCTGCGGCCCGCAGTGGGCACAGGGTTCGCGCTCGGCTCGGTCGGGTAGGAAGCGTAAAGCGCGCCTATACACCGAGAGATGGCGGCGTAGAGAACATCGGCCTCGTGTGCATTTTCCGGCGATCCGGTGTGGCCCGAGTCGTGACACGCCGATCCGTATTGGTTGATCATCTCGACTAGATCTCTGGCGTCAGATGTGAATTTGATTTCCTGGCCAGCCGAGGACGTGTTCAACACTCTGAGAATGTCCTTCTTGTGAGACTCAATCACGGCTCGGACTTCATCGTTGCTCTTCAACATGTGTACCCAGTCGAGCACACTGTAGAGAACATCGGCAACGCCGGTGGGGAGCACCGGCGTGTTCGGTTTGGGCGGATCATCAAGGGCGGCAGCGGCGGCGCGAAGAGTTCCCGCTTTGAACCGACTGTCACACAATCCGTCGTCATCCCATGACACCGGTAGGAACTTGGACGCATCCGCAAACGGCTTCAGCGCCTCCCCCCTTCGGTGGGCCTGGGACTCAGCTGTGATGGCGCGCTGTAGGCACGCATTTAGACTCTCAATCACCTCGTTGTAGTAGGCCCGTGGGATACGCTTCTCCGCCTCCACCAGCTTCGCATCGACCTCTGCCAGCCGAGATTCAGCCTCCAGATTACGTTGGACCGCTAAGCCGCGGGCATACTTCAGTCCTTCAATTGTGCCAAACTCGGTAGCCCACTGCTTCGCTGCCTCCGCCAGCTTCGCCTCGGCGATTTTTCGATCGGTTACCGCCTTCAACTCGCCGCCATACGCCGTGGCAATCATACGATCAGATTGCAACAGCTTCTCCGCGAGATCGGCGACCTCGTTCGCGTGGGCCTGCTCGCGGGCGGTGAGGGCGGTGCGGAGGACGTGGGCTAGTTGTTTGTCGCTCAAGCATTCCTTACAGCCGCACTTGCTGTTTTGCCCTGGGTAGACGGATTGCACTGTCCGATTCACCCATCTTTTCGCCTCCTCCGGCGCCTGACAAACCGGACATAAGCCGAGGTAGTTCCACCCCGGCCCATCGTCGGATTGCAACTGGGTCCATCCTTCTGCCACGGCTTCGCGCAGACTCGATACGCCGCAGTCGCATTCTGAGCACTCTACGGTTTCGGCTGGTGGTAGCGCGGCCTTGGCCACTTCCGCATCGTGGGCGCGGACGAGGGCGATGGCAGTGTCGTAAAACGGACCTGAACTAGCTGCTAAATACCAACTTGAGAATTTCTTTTGCAGTGCGTCCAGTGAATGCAACAACTGCGCGGCGGGATCGGGCATCGGTTCGGGGGTGGTCGTCGGGGTTTCAGTCATGGATGGTGGTCCTTTGGATGGTGGCCTTCAGCGCCGCGATTAGCGCTGTCCAGTCGATATTGTGGGCCTCGGTGTAGAACCGCGCATCGTGTTCGTCGGGGTCGCCTGTCGGCGTGAGTCCGAAGACCACCATGCCGCGACCCGGTTGGTTAACAACGGCCGCATCCTCACAGATGCTCAGTCGATACTGCCCCGGCGTCGTGCGCCGCCAGAGTTCGGCCAGTCGTTCAAGTTTGGCAATCGGGTCAACTTTCATCCGCCACCCCCTCTCCCGGATTCGCGGTCGGCTCGCTCGCGTCCTGCTGCGCGATCGCAGCGAGAATATCGCGCTCTAGCCGCTCCATCGCAGCCACATGCCCGCGTTCGATATGGAGGAATCGCCGCGCGTCTGCCAGATGCTCTTGCAATTGTGCTTTCGTTAGCGTCATCACTTCGCTCCCTTGTCTGCATTGTCCATGCGCCGCGCCTCCGCGATGGTGACACTCAGCAGCTTGCAAAACTGTTCAGCTTGCCGAACCGTCATTGTGCTGTCCCGCGAGTAACAGCTAAGCTTGGCGCAGCTATCTCGAAACTTGAACGCATTGGACCACATGGTTTTTCCAACGTGGAGCTCGACACCCCGGCCGCGTGAATGCTCGAATTCAAATCGCTTCATTGCTTCGCTCCTTGGTTAATCCTCAACCGCTGCCGCCTCACCCGTTCGCATTGCCACCGCCAGTTCCGCCAGCCGCGCGGCCAATTCCCGGATCTTCGCCGCCCGCGGATCATCGTCGCCGTCGTACGGCGCGAAGATGTGCGCGAGCATTGCGGAGGCCACTTCGAGGTCGCGGGGAGTGGCGGGGGTCATGCTCGGGGTTCCCCGAACAGCCTCCCCGCGTCGGGCTCGGCCTGGGCGCCCGGCTCGCGTGGTGCCGGCTCGCAGCCCTCACGCCGGCCATCGCGCCACTCCTGAGCCGTGGGGGGATGCTGGTGCGGACACGCGGGACAGTTGCCGTTGCACCACGGGCTATATGCGTGGTCCGAGTAGTCGATGGTGGTGCTCATGCTTCACGATCCGATCCCCGCCTCCCGCATGGCACGGGCGACGGCGCAGACGACTTCGGGGCAGACGGAGTTGCCGTAGGACTTGAGAGCGAGTTTGTTGGCACGGCGCACCAGTCGCTCGGGTAGCCCATCAGTTGCGCCACCCAACGACTGTTCAGGTGGCCTCCCGCTTTCGTCTGGAAGTCCACCCCTCCCGATCCCCGCTGCGCCTTTGCCTCGCGTGATTCCGGTCCCCGAGTCGGTACATTTGGCGTAGGCCAGTCTTGGCTCTTCCCATTCGTGCTGGGGCTCGTCGGGGCGGGCTGGCCAGACAACACGGAGAGCATGTGGCGCAGGTTTGGGGCCTGTCCCGTGGCCGCATCCGCTGTGTTCTTCTCGTCCGCCGCTGAGGGTGTCGGCCACTGTTGCACGGCTCCCGCCAGCGTCGGATTCCCGCCCATGTAAACTCCCCCCCGCTTGGCATCCGAAGCCGACGCGGTCGGCCACGCCTGAACCTGCATTTGTAGGTCCGTCAGGCAAATTCCCATCTTGTTCCCCCGCGCTACGCTCTCGCGCTTGCGGCGAAGGAAGTCCTCCGGCATCCCGTTGGCCGGATGTGCCACTGGGGTTGCCCAATGCCCCACCGCATACCCCAGTTCCGTACCTGTCGGCCCGTTGTTGCCCCCGTTGCCGTGAACGGTCGGCCACAATCCAAACCCGGTCCCGCTTGTGGGGCGCGCCGACCGCCCAAGCACCCACCACGATCGGTTCGACGGCGTAGCCGATTCGTTCCAGCGCATCGGCAATCCGGTCGTACCCGCGAGTGCGGAGAGCAGGGACGTTCTCAAGCAGGACCAGCGGGGGTCGGCATCCGCGAATGAGCCGGAAAGCCTCGCGCCACAGGCCCGAGCGTGTGCCTTTCGAGATGCCCGCCCCGCGCCCGGCACAGGAGACATCTTGACAAGACTAAGGGAAGCCGCCGACGATAACGTCAACGGCTTCGCATTGTCTCCGAACAAGTTGAGTTGTGAGTGTACGGATGTCATCGTGAATCCAAACATCGGGCCAGTGTTTCCTGAGTACTGCTTGGCAGAATGGTTCGATTTCGCAGAAGCCGACCGTCTTGAATCCGCCAGCCCATTCCAAGCCAAGGGAAAAGCCGCCGATCCCGCTGAACAAGTCAAGTACGCGCAGGATGCTGCACCCCCTTTGCCGTGTTGTACCGATGCCAGTTGTGGTGGCATGGCTGGCATAGCCAACGAACCTCCAAAGGTTTGGAGTAATCGTCGTGGTGGGCCTGAACGAGTGGCCGACCATCTTTCATGGTTCCGGTGGCACCGCACCGCTCGCATGGCTGGCGATCAATCTTCCCCGTTGACGTTGCCTGCTCAAGCACGTTCTGCGCGTGGTCGTCTGCCCTGATCCCGCCACGCCAGAACGTATTGTCTGCGCCAAGCCGAATCCTGGGGCGGAGCGTGGTGCGTCGGCGCAGAAGATCCCACATGGACTGCCGCGAGACGCCGTAGCGTTCCCCGAGTTGCTGTAGGCTCTGGCCAGCGTTGTAGAGCTCGACCGATTCTGACGCCTGATTCGGCGTCAACTTCCTGAGATTCTTTGGCATCGCATCACCGATAGCGACCGCCCGCGGTGACTTGCCCAACGCGCGCAAGGCGAATTGGCACCGTGGCGGTCGTTGGTTGTGGTATGCTGAGGGGAGCGAGCGTCGGGCAAGTGGACGCATTGTACAGCACCCCGCCTCCAGATGCAATGCGGGCGCGGAGCACGGCGCAGGGGAACGCTTCGATTTCGTTGTAGTAGACTTCGGGCACACCCTCATATCCCCAGCGCTCGCCGCGCCTGTTCGATGGTCACTTCCTCGCAGGCTTGGTCTCCACCAACGTCCCGAAACACACCTTGCCCGCGGACAGTCGGGTACAGGTGATCGTCTGTTCTGCGTCGGTAGGTTCGCGCCATATGCACAGACCGGCGAAGATCCGCAGACGAGCCGAAAGCACCTGGCATGTGATGCCCCAGCCGCGTCCGCGCTCGCGGGGGTGGCGCAGGCCGGCGCGAGCGGCGCCGCGGGCGGGCAGGCGGAAGCGGGGGCTGGGGTGGGGGGGTTAGCGGACATGGATGTACCCTCCAGCGTTCTGAGCCACCGCGTCAATCGACACCGCATCATCGCCGTGCACCATGCCCCACACCGGGGCCATACCCTCGGGGCGGCCAAACCTCGTGCGCCGCTGATATCGTCGTGCAAAGACCTCCATCCACAGGTCGTCGTGCAAGCCCGGCAGAACCAAGGGAAACAACTCCCTCGCCTGCGTCATCAGAGAACCCACCACGTTGTGCTTGTAGCCGCCTCCCGCGTACCGCTTATCGTTAATGCCGATCAGATAGGTCCACCACCCGGTGAAAAGTGATCCGCCCACGTAGAAGACGTGGAGCATTATGGCGCGGCGTTCGGCGTCGGGTTCGCGCTTGTACCACAACGCCCGCTCCATACGCTCCACCTTCTCGCGTTGGATGTCCGTTTCGTACGTGTACACAAACGCCTCTCCGGGGTAGCGCTGTTCGGCACTCACCGAACCGTCTGGCCAGGGGAATCTTGCCGTCATCCAGCCATCGCGCATAGCGCGATCGCGGTCGCGTTTTCGCGGGCGGATGATGACGGTGCTCATGCTGCACCAGCCTCTCCTGCCAGCGCCTCTCGCCCCGCGCGAGTGATCGCGTAAGCGACGGCGCGCCGGCCACGGTGCATCGTTGCCCAGCGCTCGCCAGTAGGAGCGATCAGACCGGCATCGCGCAGTGTCTTCGCTGCAGCTTTGATCTTCCAACTGTGGATGTGAACGCCCGCGCCGCCGTAGTTGGACAAGGGGGAGTAGTAGTACAGATCGCCGGTCGTGGCACCCTCTGCGCCTATCGAGGCGAGGATGGTCAGCAGGCGGATGTGGGTGGGGTTCATGGTCATAACTCCTAGTGCATCCCGGTCATGCTGCGGCAGTTCCGTCGCCGCGGGGACGGCCGCGCCGTGCGCGGTGACCAGCCATCGGCACGCCGTTGGCGTCTGGTGGTGGCGCGGACCACCCATTGAACGGATCGGGTCGGCCCGCGTCACTTAGGTGCCAGCCGCGCCGGTCGTTGACCCACACTTCACGCCAGGAGCAGTCGGGGTTGCGGCAGACGTGCTCGCGGGTGGTGTCGGTGCTCTGCGCGGTAAGCACCGGGTATCCGCAACGCGGGCAGGTTTTGGGAGTGGTGGGTGGCATCGACTACTCGCCTCTCATCGCGCTTTGTGCGTCGTCAATGGTGCGGGCCGAATCGAACGGTCATTTCCCGCCATAAAGGCAGGGCGTGTGGCCAACACACTTCCGCACCACGCCCGTCTCTCCGGGCTGCCACCGCTGTTTACCCGCGGCGGTTAGCGCATTGATCAGTTGCCGGGTCGAACTCTTGCTGGTCTTGGATCACAATGCCGAGCATGTCTAGCATCCACGCTCGGCACTTTTCGATGTAGTCGGCGAACTGCGCGGTGTCGAGCTTCGTGGTTGAGCCGATGGCCTGGCCGATGACCTCGCCGGTGGTTGGGCTCGCTATCGGACGGCGCAGGAACTTCGCCTTAAACAGTTCATGCACTTCGGACGCATCGACCGTCTGGCCCTGATCGTTCAGGAACTCGACTAGAGTTCCGACGATGACTTTCCAGTAGTACCTGTTCGCCGCGTTGCTACGCATCGCCCGGCGCGGTGTGATGCGAATGTCGTACATGCCGACGAGCGTGCCGATGGACGCGAGCAGTCGCCGCTTGTTCGCCGCGTTGCTCAGGTCCAGCCACAGGTCGATAACTTCGCGTGCCATACATCATCTCGAATCGGGCGGGGAGGACTCGAACCTCCATCCGGGTAGCGATCCCGTGTCCTGCCGTTGAACGACCGCCCGAGGTTGGCCCGCGCCGCGGGGCACGGGCGTTAATCAAAAGGGATGGAGTCCTCATCGAGCGGCACATGCTGCTCGCTCTTGCTCGCGTCAGCGCGCCGCTGCACTTCCATCTCCATCTCGCCGATCAGCGACTCGATGCCGGCGATGGTGCCGGAGTTGATGACGGTCATGCCGTTGCCGCGCATCTTCGCCTTGAGCGTGTCGAGGTTGATGTTCATGATCTTGAGCCGCATCATGCACGTTTCCCAACGGGCCTTGGTATCCGACAGCGACGGCGCCGGCGGCTCGCTCTGGCCGCGGGTGGTGGGTGGTGAATCGGCGGCAGCGCCACCGGCCGGGGTGAACACGGCGGCGAACTGCTTGGACGGATTGAAGCCGGCAGTTTTTGCCTTCTTGTCTCCGATGTACTTGACGGCCAGCGTTCCACCGAATGACTGGCTTATCTTGACTTTGCCCAACGCCTTGCCGATTGCAGCGAGCATCGCGCCTGGCTTTTTGCAGAACAGTCGCCGCGTGCCGTCGTCGTCCTCGACCTCATCATCATGCTCATCGGTCTGAAGCATGATGACTAAGTTCTCCTTGGGGTTTCCGTCGTCCCACGTCAACGGCGTTCCGGTCTTCATATCGCGGGCCTGCTGCATCGTGGCGCCGAGGATCACTCCTCGGTGGATGGTGTTGACCTCCTTAAACTTGCACGAGGGCGCGCCGCCGCTCACCGCTTCGTCGATGTCGCTCAGACCTCGCTGCGGAGGTGGCGCCTGCTGCTGATTAGGGTCCTGTGGAAACTGATCGAACTCGTCTGGCATGGTGCTCACTCCTGTTGGGTGGTGTCGCTGTTGCCGGCCGCGCGGCCGGGGAGAAACTTGGTGTCTACTCTCTGGACCTTGGTTATCGGCTTTCCCTCCTTCAGGTCGGGCACTTCCTCGATTTGCCAGTGCTGGTCCCACTCTTCGGGTGTCAGCACTTTGTGGGCGGCGCCGTGCTTGAGGGCGTTGCTGCTCAGGCAGGAGCAGATAAGCGCCCAGTCGCCGTGCGCTGCGTCCATCAGCGCCTCCAGGGCCTTCGCCACGTCGCGGCACTTGGTTACCTTCGTCGTGCCGGCGTAGTACCGGATCGTGCCGAGCGTGAGCGGCCCGTTGGCCTGGAGCCAGGGCAGCAGTCTGGCCTCTAGCGTCGCCTTCAGCGCTTTTGCCTGCTCCATGGCAAATTCGACTCGGGTGAGAATGTTCAGCACGTAAGACGCATCCGCATCGGTGTCGAGGTCGAAAACCGCATCGCGCAGGTCGATGTCGGTAACCAGTTCGGTGGTCGGCATGGGCAGGATGATTTCGCCGTCGTCGTCGCAACTCACATCTCACCCCCATTCGCCTGATGCGTCCCCTCGCTGCACTTACGGCACTTCCCGCCGTCACGACCGCCCGGCACGCACCGGCACTCGGGGCGGCGGTTCGCGGCGGCGTAGGGGTCGGCGGGGCGAGGGAGGCGCAGCGGCGGCGCGGTGGTGGGCTCCTGCGCGGCAATGTGGAACAGGTTGCGGATGGTGGTGGTCATGGCTGAACTTCCTCAGGTTGGAATACCCAGTCTTCGCTGAGCAGGTCGCAGAGTGTTCCCCACCCTGGCTGGTCATGAATCCACGGCTTGTCCGGGTTCATCTGCCAGGTGGCGAACAGGTAGCGGTGCAGGCGTTTGTGATCGCGATTCTGCTTGCACCAAATCAGGTCTTGGATGATGTTGCGTAACACCAGCGGGGTGTCGGTGGTGCAGTCAATGGTGGCGTTGGCGAGCACGTTGAGCCGGTCGGAGATGAGATTGAGCAGGTTATCCCACTCGGCATCGACGTTTGCCCACCACTGTTCCGGCGTTTCGGGTGCATGTAGGTGCATGGTGTCGCCTCACATAAAGTGGTGTTCGCACGCGGACGTGGGAAGCTGACGGTATCGCTTCGACGCGGACTTTGGGCGCTTCCCATACACCCGCTCGCGGTAACCTTCATCGCGCCCGCACAGCACGCATTCGCCGATATAGGTTCGATACCAGTGCTTGCGGGTGGGTTTACGCTTCATGGTGTCGCCTCAAAAGTGAGTTGATGCGTGAGAAAACGGGGGTCAGGAGTCGAACCTGACATCTCCAGCAAGGGCCTGGTGGGTTACCGTTACACCACCCCGCAGTTTGCGACCGGATGCCCGCCCGTCGCCGCGGGGACTGAGTCAGGTCACGAATAGCGCGAGACCACTATCGCCCCCCCTTCGCCGAACTTGGTACGAACATCCCATCCGAAGCCAATTCGGATGATAGACACAATCGTGCCCACCGAGGCCCGCTTCAGAGTGGTATCCAAAATTGCCTCCTCACCAGCCTTCAGGGAACAAATGGCCTTGACCGCGTCGTTCCATCGGGAAGGCTCAGGAGGAGTCTGATCGGATGTGGGAATTGGCGTGATCTTAATCATGGAAATATTCCTTGTTGATTGGTCGATTCTCAGTTCGCCCCGACGATGTCCGCGCCCACCACGCCGCCGCCGGGGAGTTTGCGGCCGTTCCACCGCGTCACGGCGGCACGGACCACGTCCACGTCGTCATCGTCCTGAATCGCAGCGGCCGGATTCCAGCCGAGGTCGACTGATTTCGCAAGTTCGTTCATGTCTTCAATCTGCCCCATGCGGAGTTCCGCCGCCAACGGGCCGGGAATGTCGTTGGCCTCGAAGTCGGGGTCGGGCTCCGGCTGGGGAGCGGGGCCGGGGTTCGCCGACACCGCCGCCGGTTCCTTCACCGCCGGCCGCTGGTCCGGGTGGGCAGCAAACCACGCGGTTGCCGCGTCGGCGATCCGATCCGCCTTCGCCTGGCCGATGCCCGGCACGTCGGTCAATCGCTGGAACGGCTTATTCTGGTAGTCGGTCATGCTCCCGAGCGTTGCCGAATACAGGTGATCCGTCAGAAACGACGACAGCAATTCGATGGACTTCGCGCTGGCACCATGCTGCACCAGTTCGGTAAGTGGCACGAACCGCCACGCCTCGCCGTCGATGGCGGTGGCGCCTTCCTTCTCCCACGGCTTATCAATGAGCGGCAGCACCACCGGCTGCGCGTCGATGGCCTGCTGCTCACGTTCGACGGCCTGGTCGTAGGCGGACTTGGCGGCGCTCGCGGCCGCCTTGCGTTCCTCCCATTCGAGCGCGGCCGTAGCGACCTCGTTGCGCGAGGCTCGGACGCCGGCCTGCCACGCTTCGAGTTCGCGGACCCGATCGCGCAGGAGCGAGTCGGGCGGCTGGGCGGCTGTCATGTCGATGACGACGCGCGGGTTTCCGGTGGCTTCGTCGGCGGGCAGCTTCGCGATGACCGTACCGACGAATTCGGGTGGGGACTGCGGAGCTGTAAGTGCGGCCGCGATGGCAGCAATGCCGGTGGGCGTGGCGGGTTCAATGGTGGGGTTCATCGGCGGGATCAAGCTCGGCTCGGGTCGTTTGCGGGTCATGGTGGGCTCCTGTGGGTGGTAATGCGGATCTCTTTCAATTCGGCGGGCTGCCTGTCGGCTACCCCGCCATCGCATTCGCTTCCCCGGGTGGGGCGGCTTTCCCGCCCCCGGCTGGCATGGCCCACCTCGCAGTCGCGTTAGAGTCGTGAAGTTCGGTCACGATTCTGGGGAGCCGCGTTTTACTGCGGCCGATCCATCACGCCCGCAAGCCGCCCTGTCGCGGGCGGCGGACGCCGGGTCTTAGCCGGAGGCTGGGTTGGTGGTAATGCCAGGCGGGGCCTATGTTCCCCGCCCGACGCGGGCCTACGTCGGCCCGGTTCTGCTCAGGTTCAGACGATGCCGCCGCCGAACGCAAACGCGGCGTAGACGGCGAGAATGAGGCGCAGGCGGATCATGGCTTCGCCTCCGCGTTGAGCGCGGCGATCAGGGCGTCGGCATACCGCACGGCATCAAGCCCAACCGCCGCGAATTTCAACTCGTTCAGATTCCCGCCGTGGCTAGCCAGCAGCCCCTGCATCGCATTCGCGGCTAGGTAGGTGCGGGTGGAGATGCACTCAATCAGCAAGCAGACACGGCCCGAGCCGCCGGGACCGTCCGTGTTGACGGGGATCAGAAACCCTGAGTCAATCGGTTGAGTCACGTGCCACCTCCGATCAGCCATCGGTACACCAAGATGAACACGCCGGCCCACACGGCCACGCTCCCCACCAGCAGCCAACCCCAGACCCGCGCCACGGGCGGCCCGTCATCCGGCGGCTCGTGCGGCTCGTAGCCGCCACGGACCGGCCAGTCACTCCGGTAGTCGCCTTGGCCTGTACTAACCGGTGCCTGCGGCTCGAACGTGTCGCCATCGTGGTTGCGCTGGATCATGGCCTGCCTCCACTGGGGGTCGATGCTGTGCCTGCACTAGAGCGCCGGTTCGCGCGTCGCCGCCTGCTCATCGCGGCTCATGCCCACCATGGGGGCGGCGGCGGCGCGACGTTCCCGCGCCTGATACGCCAGCGCCTCGACGAGCAATTTTCTGACCATCGACGCGAGCGAACGGTCGCCGTCCTCACGCCGGGCAAATTCGGCGCAAACGCGGGCTAATAGATCCGGCTCGCGGAGGCAAACGCTGTTGCCGGCAGACGCGGGCTTGGGCTTGGACTTGGGCTTGGCCATGGGATGCTCCTTGTTGCAGATCGACACATTGTATATCGGTTTGTGGCGATGTCAATGTTAATGAAAGTTATCCACAATGATCGTTAATCCGCCACAAGATGGCCATCCGCCGCGCCTGCATCGCCGCCTCATCTTCGGCGCGGTTCCTGTCCGCGGCGCGCATCGAGATGGCCGGCGGAAACACGTCCTGGGTCTGGTGCGCCGCCAGCCGCGCCGCCTCCGCGAGCACGGCCCGGTGGGGAACGTCGTGGCGCTGGCCACAATTGGGGCAGGTTACACGCATGGCTTTGCGCTCCCGATTAGAACTCTCGACAGAACCCATTCCATTGCCGTTTTGAGGTTGCGATATTCTGCCGTGCGCTCATAGGTATCAATCGCCGATTGGGCATTGGCCAAGTAACGATCCCACTCAGCTTGCGTCAACGGGCGGATTCCGGTGTCAGTACAAAGGGACATATCCCCCCTACATTTATCCCGAATCAACCCTCGCAGGCGGCCAATCTCCTGCCTGTGGAACTGCGCCATCGGATGATCGCGGTTGGGGTCGTTCATGGCTTTACCTTTCGCGTTAAGTGCTCCCGACCGGCGTCGGTGAGGCGGCGGCCGTCGGCGTCCTTCGATATGAGCCCGAGCCACACAAGGTCCGGCTCCACCCTCATTTCGACCGTGCGCCGGCTCAGCCCGTCCAGCTTGGTCGCCAGCACGTTCAGCCGCACGGGCTCGCCGCCTGCCTCCGCCAGATAGGACAGGTACTTGCGGGCTACCGCGTCCAGCCCCAGATCGTCGATGCCCCAGATAGCGCACGTCATGGTCACTACGTCGGCGTCGATGGCCACCCGCCACTGCGCCGCCGCCGCGTCAAGGCAACCGTCCAGCAGGCCCACCGCGAGCCGGGGCGTCCCGTGGGCACGGTCGGCGATCATCCCCGCCGCCTCATCGGTCAGGGCGATGGACTTCCGCTCCGCCCGGCTGGCGATGGCCGCTGCCAGGTCGGCGGGGGTGAGGCGTTCAAGGGACACCCGGTACTTGAACCTCTGCAAGAGCGATGGAAGCAAAGCCCAAGCATCCGTCGTGGCGCCGATCAGCGTGAATGTCTTGAGCTTGATCGGCGGCCCCACCGGCTTGCCGGCCTTTTCCACCGGCACAAGGATGCCTTCTTCCATGGCTCTATAGAGGGTCTCTTGGCATTGCGGCTTCAGCCCGTGCATTTCGTCGATGAACAGCACGTCGCCGGCCTTGAGGCTCAGGAACACGTCGGCCACGCGAGCGGGGGTCGATAGACTCTGCCCCATTTGCAGGCGCAGGGGGCGCTTGACCTCCCGCGCGATGATGCCGGCCAAAAGCGTCTTGCCACATCCGCCGGGGGATGAAAGCAAGACGTGGGGAAACGCGCCCTTGCCACCGCGCGCCCGGTGCGCGTCCAGCGCCGTGCGGATCTGCAACACGGCCGGGGCGTTTCCGATCACGTCGTCTAACGTGGGCGGCGCGGCGGCCGGCTCGGGCGCTGGTTCAGGTTCGGCGGGGGCGGCCGGCTCCCGCGGGGCGGGGATGGTAAAGGGGTGGACTTCCCGGCTGGTATCGCGGTGATACCACTCGATGCCTCGCCGTATCCGCTTGGAGATTTCGTCCTCAACGTCTATGGCATAGGGGGCGATCATAGCTTGCCTTTCGCCGCGAGTCGCGGCAGTTGAAAGTGAGTGGAGAACATTTTACCGGCCCGTATGAATGGCAACCATCATCAACGCCAGGGGAACGCCGACGATCAGACCCAAGACAAGCACGGCCAGCCAGACCCGAAAGACGATGCCGAGCCAGTCGCCGACGGACCATCCGCGGGCGTCGTTCGGGCGTTCGCGCCGTGGCATCTGGGTCGGGGAGTCGGGGCGCGGCCCCCGGACCTCGCCCGGCATCACTACCGGATACTCGCACTTGGGGCAGGCGATGGTGTGCCCGCTGTACTGGTCGCCGGCTTCGATCTTCCGACCACAATGACTGCACGCGGTACGGATCATGGCTTGCCTTTCGGGTCACAAGGGAGTGATACGGTTCGGATGAAATCTGCCGCTATCGCCTGCATTTCCAGCAGCGATGTGAACTCTTTTGCTCTAACCGCCACTTCCACCGTCTTCCCATTGACAGTGCGCGTTCTAAACGGTTTCCCCCTATGCGCCCAGCAGGCCAGATCATAGATGATGTACAGCATTTCCCCGCGTTGTTTTCTGGTCAGTCTGTTAACGTCAATCGTTCCATATTCTGGCATGGTTAGCCTGTCCTTTCGCCGCGAGTGCGGCCAGTTGAAAGTGAGTGGATGTCATCGGATTGCTCAGCCGTTATCCCACCAGCCGCCGATCGCGCCGTAGATGGCGATGACGAGTCCGCCCGAGGCGACTACGCCGCCGAAGATAAGCGGGACCGGGGTTTCGAAGAGCACTGAAAGCACTTCACCCGCCCCCATCGAACCGAGGACGATAATCGCGCCGATAATCTTAAGAAACTTCCATTCCTTCGCCGTGGCTTCGATGGTCAACGCCTTGAATGGGTGGCCACACTGGGGGCAGGCGGTGGCCTCCGAGGATGTCGGGTGCTCGCACGCGGGGCAGTTTACGAGGGGCATGGCTTGCCTTTCTGCGCCAGAATCGGCACAAGGGATTGCACCACACGTCGGAAGCTAAGCCGGCCGGCGCGAGTCGCCTTGACCAGCACAGATTCGAGCACGTCGGGGGGGATGTCCTGCCCTGTCTCTGCCCGCCAGATCGAAGCCGCCAGCGCCCGCGCCGACTCCCGCAGATCGTCGGCCGCGCCGCGAAATTGAATCACCCCGCCGATGCAGCGGTCAACAAAGCGGTCGGGCAGGGACGCGAGCGCATTCGTGGTGAAGATCACCACGGTCTGCGGGGGCAGATCCTCCAGCTTGTCGAGCCATAACCGCTCCACCGCGCCGTTCAACTGCTCGACCTCATTGACGATCAGCACTTTCCAGCCGTCCTTGCTCTGAAATGGTATCGTCCACAAGCCAGGCCAGATCGTGCGCAGGGAGTCGGCGGATTGCTCCCCGCTGGGCATCGACCAGACGCCACCGAACTCCGGCGGATCGGCGTCGATGCTGCACCCCAGGTCGGCGGCCAGCGCCCAAGCCGCCGACGTTTTGCCTGTCCCGCTGTCTCCCCCGAAGATGAAGGCCGTGGAGTAGGGGTTGGCCACGAATGCCAGGAGGGCCGCTACGGCGTCTGGCTGGCCTGCCAGGGCCGCGAGGGAGCGGGGGCGGTATCGGTCGGTCAGGGCTTGGCGCCGGGCGGGTGGCCGCTCCGGGGCGGCAGATAGGGCAACGGGCGGCTCGGGCGCCGGCTCGGGGAGCGGGGCAGCGACTACGGGCGCGGCCGCCTTGCCCATCGACGCGCGGACTGCGGACCAGTCGGCGTAGGTTTTGCCTTGATAGTTGACCATTGGATACCTCGGTTCGGGGTGGGGGTGGTGGGTGGGCTTACTCATCCATGGCGACGCGGATCGCCCGGGCGGCAGCGTGATACGCACGGCTCAGCGCCAGCGCCAGCGCCTGCGCTTCGGTCATCGGTTTGGTCATGTTGTCGTGGGGGCTGGTGTCGCCGATGGCCTTTGTGAAAAGACGGCAAGCGTGCAGAAGAGCGGGCGCGGAGGGGCGCCGGGGTTAGGGCAATCCCATCGCGTCGCGGTGTTTTTGCCGATCCGCCCACAAAGCAGATACAGCCTCCTCATGGTTTGGCAATACCCCTTGTACCGGGCGAATGCTCGCCGCGTAGAGCATGCGCTGATACTCGATCTTCGCCGCGGCCTCGGCTCGCTCCCACTCGGGGGTGCCCGCCGCGATGCCCGCGCTGATCAGCACGTCGCCGTCTATCGGGTCCAGACCTGTCCATTTGCGGGGCATGTCCTCGGCCAGCACATCGCGCGCGATTGCCGCGCCGACTCGGGTGCCGATCTGTTCTGGGGTGGGGTGGGTGGTAGTCGTCATGGCTCGTTTCCTCAGTTGTGGCCTTGCGGCCGGTGTCGGTGTCGGTTCAGAATGCCTCGCGCTCGCCGTCGGGCGGGCGCGGAGCGGGGGGTCAGGCCAGCGCGGAGCGGGGGGTCAGGCCGTGATGGCTTGCAGCGCGGAATAGTAGGTCCGCCCCTTGACGATGCAGATCGGGTACAGGCCGGGGAATTGCACTATGATCCCGAACAAGCGGCACACGCGCGCCCACGTCGCTTGCGTGAGATCGCATTCGGCTTCCATGAGTCTTAGCGTTTCGGGGTTGCCCGAGTTGTTGCCCGCAGTCCACTGGTTAGCGGCCCTTTCCCATCCGTCCTCAATGGCGTCGGCCACGATGAGGGGGGCGACTTCCGCGATGTTGCGAACGTGCTCCTCCAGGGTCGGCGTGGCAAGGTCATGCTCGAGCTGTCCCTTGGCGCGGCGGATCATCCGCGCCAACGCTTTTCGATAAGCGGCTTCGGCTCGGGTTCGGGGTTCGGTGGTGATCATGGCCATGCTCCTCTAGTGTGGGTGTCAAGTCACTGTCCAGGCGAGCCGGCCGCCGCGTGGGGGCCGGTTGCGCGCGGGCGGTGTTAAGGGCCGTTACACGAGGGCGGCCGGCTCTCGGCCGCCGTATCCCCAGCGGTATCCATCGTCGTATGCGGATTCTAAGTCGGCGGTATCCATCGCCGCGAAGCGAGTGGCAAAGCGCCGCTGGCCGACAAAGTCGCGGCGGTGCGCGCGGGCGAGGGCTTCATCCCCGCGCTTGCGCGCTTCCCCCCCAGATATCCCCAGGTGAGTAGCCGACCGAAGATATTGGGCCGCGCCGGAGTTAAGCGCCGGCGGCAGAACCACAGGGGAGATATCCTGCCCGTAGCGCGAGTCGCGGCCGAAATCGCCGCTTACGTGGGACAGGAATGCACGAGCGTACTTGCGGGCGTCAGAAGTCATGATCCGTATCTCCTGCTAGTGGTAAGTGCTGCCACCCTAGGGGTGGTATCGGACAATCCGGCCGGCGCCCGCTAAGGCGCCCGCAGGGGTTTACTCGCAATCCCCAGCTATCGCCATGCCAGCGGCGGCGGCGGGAGTAACGCCACTGGCGTACCACGCCTGGCAGCAGGCAGGCAATACAGCCAGCACCATCCCCATACGCGAGGCGATGATATCCTCCACTCTATCAAGCCAGGCGTCTAACGTTGTGCGGTCCATTGTCCTATCTCCTGATTAGCCGCTCTAGGGGGGCGTCCCTGTCTGTCTGATCGTCACTCAACATCTACACTCTACACTATCGGCACGCGTTGTCAATAGACTTGAGGCGATTTGTGTCAATTTGTTGCAATTGCTACTTATCCACCAGTTGTCCACAATAGGACTACCATGGTGGCAGCATATATAGATACGCTGATGGCAGTACCGGCGGCGGCGCCTAGCTGGCTCAGCCAGGCGGCAACTAAGACCAGGGGCGCAGACCAGGGGCAGCTAAGACCAGGGGCGCGGCCCGCGTTGCGTACTGTCTCATGGGCAATACATAGCGCAGCATGAGACATACATATCATACACTGGTTATACCACTGTAGCGTTCTACAAACGTAGGGTCCTCCTGGCGATACAAAGTGCTGAGACTACACGGGTTGCAGTTAAAAGGCAGCGTAATTTCATTCACGCCCCCATGATCGTGGGGGTATCCCCACGTTTATGGGGATTGCGTCGTCTATGACAACGTGGTACGTTTTGGGCATGACTACCACCCACATCGACGCCCGTGCCAAATACCTCGCCGCCGACTGGTCGCTCCAAGACACCGTGCTCGGGCGCCTGCTGGGGGTGAGCCGAGAGCGGGTACGACAGGTGCGGCGCAAGCTGGGAAAGCCGCGGGCGCTGCACCACCACGAGTACACGCGGCACATCGTGAGTCGACTCGCCGTCGTGCTGGATTGGCTCCGCGCCGATGTGGTGTTCGCGAGTCTGGAGGAGTTGGCAATTGTGGCCGGGGTCAGCACCACGACGGTGCGGAATGCGATGAGGCTGAGACCCGTCGTCGGCTTGTCCGTCTGCGGCTCGCTAATCCACCCATGGCCGCTGATGAACTGGTCGCTCCCCAACATGGACCTAGACGCGATCTGGGGGCTGACTCACAACCGCGCCGGCACGAATCGGGCACGGCACGGACATCGCCAGGCGACGTGGCGCCGCCAGCACGGTGCCGTGCCAACCTCACTGGCCTACACCGCGGCCTTCCGTTCGGAGATCATCACTGCCACGTCGTGGCGCCGGGACAAAGCCGAGGCGCGGGAACGGCTGTTCGCGGCGCTGCGCGGGCTCGAGCTGGGAAAAAGACACGCGGGGGTTGCAATCGCGGCCGCGGCGGTGTAGAGTGGGGGACATGCGAGTTGTCCGATCATCGAATTGACTACAGCCCCCCGTCCCCTGGCAGCATCCGCGCCAACGGCGACTCGCACTCCCCTCCGGCGCACTGCCAGGGACGGGCGGCTGTGGACGTTTGCCAATGAAGCGCGGTACCATCGAACACGCCAAGACAGCCGACCTCGCCCGCCGGCTAAAGATCGAACGCTGGGGCGCCGTGGGGATTCTGGAAAGTCTATGGCACGCCGCGGCTCGTTATGCCCCTACCGGGGACATCGGGCGGCTCTCGGATTTCGACATCGCGTACTACGTTGGGTGGCAGGGCGAGCCATCCGTTCTTATAGCCGCTCTAACTAAGTCGCGTTGGTTGGACCTATCAGATACCTACCGGCTGGTCATCCACGATTGGAGCGAACATGCCGAAAGATCGGTGCAGAAGTACATTAAGGATAAGGGGTTAAAGTTTGCGTGCGCACAAGTGCGCACCAGTGCGCACAAATGTGCCCTGCCATCTCCAGAGCCAGAGCCATCTCCAGAGCCAGAGCCATCTCCATCTCCAGAGCCTTTTCCCGCTTCTCCGAAGCGAACGAAGAATTCGGTTTCGCCCAAAGTCAACGGCAAGCCGAAGACCAGGGAACCCGACCCGATCTGGGACCGGATCTGCGAACTGTTTTCCCTCACCCCGGTAACCACATCGGAACGCTCCCGTGTGGGGAAGGTCGTCAGTTTCCTGAAGGCCAAGGAAGCCACCCCGGACGACATCACCACCCGCCACGGTCGCTACCGCAAGCACTGGCCTGACATCGACTGCACCCCCGAGGCACTGCTCAAGCACTGGGACATGTTCGTCAAAGATCAATCCCCCGGGTCAGGGGGAGACGCTGAAGCAGAGTGGGAGCGGGTTGAGCCGACCGGGGAACTGCTCGCCGAAATCGAGGGCGTGCCGTGGCCGCCGCCGGGGGGTGTGCCTTGATCGCCCCGGCTGTTGAAAACCTGCGCCACGACCGTACCGCCTTGGAGGCGGAGTTGCGGTTTGTGGGCGCGACGATCAAGGGCAACGACTGCACTTGCGTCGGGCACGGCGACAATCACGCATCCGCGTCCATCCACCAGGGCGATGACGGTGCGTGGCGGGTAACGTGCCACAAGCCGGGGTGCGGGTGGGGTGGCGACCTGTTCGACATTCGGACGTGGGCCAGCAAGCGGCCGGTGGGCGAAGTGCTCAAGGCGGCCGCGGGTAATGGCAACGGCCAGCACACGGCGCCGGCGAAGCCCAAGCCTGTGTTTGCCACCTTGACGGCACTTACCGCAGGATTGGCGAACGTGGCGACGGTTCACCAGTACCGGAACCCCGAGGACCGAAACGTCATCGACATGGCGGTTGTGAGGATCGAAGATCCAGGGGCTGGCAAGCGGTTCATCCAGGCCAGACCCGTTCCGGGAGGCGGGTGGATGATGGAAGCCCCGGCTAAGCCGTGGCCGATCTACGCGCGGCCGGCGGTGGTGAAAGCGGATGCCGTGGTGGTGGTCGAGGGGGAGAAGTGCGTGGAGCGGCTGTACCCGCTCGGCATCGTGGCCACCACTAGCCCAGGCGGCGCCAAAAATGGTAAGAACGCTGACTGGTCGATGCTGGCCGGCAAGACGGTTTACCTGTGGCGCGATAACGATGAGCCGGGCACCGTCTATGTTCGGGATGTGCAGTCCATGCTCGAACCTCTGCGGCCGTCTGTGAGGCTTTTGCGGGTCCGAGTGGAAGACCTGGGCCTGAGTGATGGCGGAGACGTGGTGGATTACCTGGACGCCAATGGGGGAAACATCGAAGACCAGCGGGCTGCCGTCCAGTTGGTGCTCGATGAAGCGGAGCCGTTGGGGGTGTCGCGGGAACTGGAAGAGCGGTTCGCAGCGATGAAGAGCGGGAAGTGGAGCAACGTGGCGTGGCCGACGTGGCCACGGCTAACGAAATCGGCGCGAGCGCTTTACCCCGGAACGGTTACGGTTTTGTGTGGAGATCCCGGATCGACCAAATCGTTCTGGCTTCTGGAGGCGATGTGGAGGCTTCACTTAGCGGGGGTGCCGGTCGCGTTATTCGAGCTTGAGGAAGATCGGGTAGACCACCTAATCCGTGCCGTTTCGCAGATGGAACAGAACTCGAATTTAACCGATGCTGAGTGGGTGAAGGAAAACTCGGCCGAGCAAGAGAAGGCGATGGCGCGAAACCGCGAGTTCGTTGACGATTTTGGACCTTGCATGGCGTCGGCGCCAGACCGAGAGATCGGTTTGGATGAACTGACGGCATGGGTGGAGGCGAGGGCCAAGGCCGGGGCCAGGGTGATCGGTATTGACCCGGTGACTGCGGCCGCGGCCAGCAGCAAGCCGTGGCTAGATGATCAGCGGTTTATTTTGGCGACCAAGCGGCTGATGCGCGAGTACACAGCCAGTCTGGTTCTAGTGACGCATCCGCGGTCGTTGAATGTCAAGGTCAAGGGTGAGACGCACCTGGACAACTTGGCGGGCGGGCGGGCTTACTCGCGGTTCACACAGACGATTTTCTGGATGCACGCTGCGGACGATGACAAGACGAAGACCGTCAAGCGAATGGCAATCAATGGTCAGGAGTATCAAGAGCAAGTGATGGTGAACCGCACGTTGCGGCAGATCAAGGCGAGAAACGGGCGCGGGCGGGGCATGGAGTTTGGGCTATGGTTCGATCCGGCGACTTTGTGCTTTGCCGAGCAGGGTATGCTGGTGAAGGAGTGACGCATGGAACTTCGCGCGATAGAAACCGCCTACCACGATTGTCTGTTTCGCAGTCGCATTGAAGCGCGGTGGGCAGTGTTCTTCGATTACCTGAAGATTGCGTGGGAGTACGAAGCGGAGGGCTTCGAGCTTCCGTACGGTCGCTATCTGCCCGACTTTTGGTTGACCGATCATCGCTGGTGGTTTGAAGTAAAGGGCGCGTTGCCGGTTGCCGAAAAAGATCGGAACAGGTGCGTTGACTTGGCCAAAGCGACAGGCCAACGGGTGTTCATTGCTCGCGGCAAGATCGAAAAGCCAACATGGGAAAGAGCATCGTCGATAAGTGAGGTATTTCCGTCCGGCGGATACTCCGGCTATTACTGGTGGGCTAGTTGTGCTGAATGCGGCATGATGGTCCTGAAGTTCTACGTTGAAACCGATAGCGGAGGCGGCCAGTGTCCGCGGTGCGGGAAGTACATTGACGCTGGCGAACCTTGCGGACAAGTTGGGTATGCGGTTCGGGCAGCGAACTCCGCACGCTTTGAGCACGGAGAGACAGCGTAAGCCATGGCCAACCTGTTCACCATTGCCAAGTCGAGCCGTCGTGCCCCAGCCGCCTCGGCGCGCCCGCCCAAGCCCAAGCCCTCCACCGCCTGCCCGTCCTGCCCCAAGGGCAAAGGCGAGCTCGTCGAATTCTTCACGCGCCACCCGAACACTCCCTGCGTGATGTGCCCAGTCTGCGGCTACTGGCGGGAAGTAGCGGAAGAGGAAACCCCACCCACCCCGGCCACGCCGGGAGAGAGGCAAGTGCCATGAGCGAAACGAAAGAGCCCGATGCGTTTGAGTTGCTGTGCCAAGCCGTCATGGCAAGCGTCGATCAGGATCGCGAATGGATGGCAATGAATCTGGTCGCCGAGGCCCGCGCCGCCCACGCGCGGGAGGTTGAGTTGTCCAAGGGCGTATTCTCTGAGTTCAATCACACCATCCGCAACAAGGCAGTGGTGCATGATTTTTCCAAAAAGATCTGTGCCAACGTGCGGGAGATGTACCGCGACATGGGGGGGCCGGTGCCGATTCCGTCTCTGCCGCCGTTGGATACGGTTGGCCCGTTTCTCCCCAAGTACAAAATCCATAGCGAGGAACCGCTGAACCACAGCACCCCACCTGTGGGCGGGGGGGTGATCGAAGGCGCCGCCGTTCCCATCGGAACGCCCGTTTGGTGGAGCGGGAAGGATCAAGTCGTCAAAATCGACGGCCAGTGGCTCCGGGTTGTGAGCGGTGAGGAAGCGGCGTTCACGGTTGAGCAACTTCCACGTCGGGTGCAATACGGCAGTTACCTCGGCAAGGGCTGCATCTTAGGCGACCCCAAGCCCGGAGATGAGATTTGGAGTGATGGGGAGAAAATCGGAGTCGTGATTGGGAAAACAGTTGGCCGGGATGATTGGGTGACATATGAGTCACTTCCAGCGTCGCGCCACGGTAGGTGGTTTCTGGACGCTCCTATTCACCGGGGCATAACGCCACCCCCACCGCCTATTGCGCGCAAAGACCACTGCACCTGGACGTGTGCTGGGTGCGGAGCGCCATTCAAGGCTTCCCCGATATGCCTCTCCCCCGTTGACGGCCGGCCCCGTTGCCCCGCGTGCGCAAAAATCCCGGAGGGTGAGCCGCTGAAGCCGATGCCCAACGAACCTGGACAGCGCAAGTTCTACATGCCCCCGCTGGACACGGCTGAGGTTAGCACCGACAGTGTAGGTGTGATCGAAGCCGCTGCCGTTCCCATCGGAACGCCCGTTTGGTGGAGCGGGAAGGATCAAGTCGTCAAAATCGACGGCCAGTGGCTCCGGGTTGTGAGCGGTGAGGAAGCGGCGTTCACGGCGGGGTACCGGTTTGGCGTAGCCGTGACGGAAGCGGTTCTGAGGCCCCTGGTGGATAGCGGTCGCGACTTCAGCCCCCCGCTGCCAGCGGCATCGTGTTCCTCAACCCCGAGCACTACCAGATCGTCGAATGAGGAGAAGACAGTGAAACTGCACTTCAGCGACAGCACGATCCAAGCCTTCGAGGTTTGGGACCGCGAGTTTAAGCGGATGGCGGACGAATGGTCCAAACGGACCGGAAGAAGTCCGTATGCGTTCACGCTTACCTTCAAGCGGTCGGAACTCATGCGGCCCGCGAGTGAACTTCCGGCGGCAATGGGGGCGGCTGTGGCCGACGCCATGAACGAGACGATCCTGAAAGCGTTTAATGAAACCTGATTCCGCCAAGCCGCGCAAGAAGGGGTTCCCTGCTCGCTTCACCAAAGCCGAGTTGAAGGCGCGCGATCTCGCGCGCCGCAACGCGGTGACGCTGGTGGCGCAGGACATCGGCAAGATCCCGGCGGTGAAAGACCCGGAGCGGTGGGCGCGGTGCGGCGCCAGCTTCTCGATGTTCTGCACCACGTACTTCCCCAGGGTCTTCTACTTCGCCTGGTCGAAAGACCTGCTGCGGGTGGTGCGGAAGGTGCAGGAGGTGGTGTTGGAGAACCAGAGCCTTGCGGTGGCCATGCCGCGAGGGAGCGGGAAAACCAGTCTGTGTCGCGCGGCTCTCCTGTGGGCGATCTTGTACGGCTACCATCGGTACGTGATGCTGATCGCAGCTATCGCCCGCAAGTCATCCGACTCGATGGGGGTTCTGAAAACCGCTCTGGAAAAGAACGACCTGCTGATGGAGGATTTCCCGGAGGTCTGTTACCCGATCCGCAAGCTCGACAACGAGCCGCGGAAGCAGCGGGGGCAGCGATACCTGGGCGAGCATACCAACATCAAGTGGGAACTGTCACGCATCGTGCTACCGACGATACCTGGGAGCCCATCCAGCGGCTCGATTATCGACACGACCAGCATGGAAGGGGACATCCGCGGCGGCAACCTGTCGTTGCCAGACGGAAGTTCCGTTCGGCCATCGCTGGTCATGTGTGACGATCCGCAGACTCCAGAAGTAGCGCGTTCCCAAGGCCCGGGTGGCCAGACGGAGCACCGGCTACAAACGATCGTCCAAGATGTTCAGGGGCTCGCGGGGCCGGGGTCGACGACGGCGATTCTCGTGCCTTGCACGGTGATCAAACACGGTGATGTCGCTGATCGGCTGCTTCAGCGGCCCGACTTCCGCGGCGAGCGAACCAAGCGGCTCTATTCCTGGTCGACGAACACAGCGATGTGGGACCAGTACCGGGAACTCAGAGATCAGGCAATGCGGGAAGGGTCGCCGCTGTCCGACGTGACGGCGTTTTACAAGGCGCGGATGTGTTCGCAAGGCCGGGGCCTCGACGATTCGGCGGAGAAGTGTGGCGACTGCCCGGCCCGGGCGACGTGCATGGATTGCGGGGCACAGGTGGACTGGGCGGAGCGGTTCGATGTGAAGCATGGCGAAGTGTCGTCGCTCCAGAACGCCATGCACGACTTTTACAAGTACGGCCCGGACGGCTTCGCGGCCGAGTTTCAGAACGAGCCGCTGACGGGCGATGAGGGGACGGGGGTTCTCTCCGCGGCGGTCTGCGCCTCGCGGTTCAACGGTCGGGCGCGGCTGGAAGTACCGCTCGAATGCACCGAGATCACGATGGGGGTGGACGTTCAGCAGTCGTCGCTGTGGTGGGTGCTCGCGGCGTGGGCGGCAGACTTCACAGGGGTCATCCTCGACTACGGGGTGTGGCCGCCCCAGTCGCGCCGATCATACACGCTGAGGGAGATTGTGGACAGTCAGCAGAACCTCCAGACGATGTACCCTGGCCGTGGCATCGAAGGGACGATTCAGGCGGGGCTGGAGGAGTTCGTGGGGCGGGCGCTGGCGACGAATTACACGAAGGTGGGCGGCGGGGGTCTGATGCGGATCGGCCGGCTGCTGGTGGACTCGGGCAAGTGGCCGGGCGTCATCGCGGCGGTGAAGCGGAAGGTTGGCGGCGCCACGATGATGCTCAGCCGCGGTGTCGGCATCAAGGCCGGCGGGAAGCCCATGAGCGCGTACAAGCGGAAGACCGGCGAGCGCCAGGGTGAGCACTGGCAGATCCCCAACGTGATCGGTACGCGGGAGTTCCCGCACGTCGCGGTCGACACGAATTACTGGAAGAGCGAGGTCCACTCGGCGTTCCTCACGGCGCCGGGCGATCCTGGCGCCATGACGCTCTTCGGGGACCGTGCGGACCTGCACACGCTGCTGGCGAGCCACATCACGGCGGAGACGTTCGTGCGGACCCAGGGGCACGGGCGTGAGGTTCAGGAGTGGACGATCCGACCGCACCGGCCGGACAATCACTGGTTCGACGCGGCGGTTCTGACGCGGGTGGCGGCGTCGATGCAGGGGGTGCGGCATCCGAACCGGGAACCGGTCGGCCAGATCAAGCGAACCGTGATGAGTTACGCCCAGCGGGTGGCGGCGAGGAGTGCGTGATGGCAGCCAGGCCGGTGAAGAGTTATGCGCAGATGCGGGCTGAGTCTGGCGCCGATACGGCCGGTATCGCCTGCCCGTACTGCGGATGCACAATTACCGTGGTGGTGAACACCATGCGGCTGGTCGGGTTCGTGCGGCGATATCGGCAATGCGTCCACCCGCGGTGCCGGGGGCGATTCTCCACCCAAGAAAAAGCGTGAGGATTGCTATATGTAGCACTTGTGGCACTTTTTCTTGGCCCGGGTAAGCGTTTCCTCTTGCATACCACCGGCTGACCCGCTAAATAGTGGGCATGGCCGATCCCCAAATCAGCACGAGTGATCCCGGCCCCAAGGCCGTGGCTGTTGCTGGCATGGGCCAGTCCGAAGAGTTTTCGCTGGCCGACCAGATCGCCCGCGACAAGTACATCCGTGCCAATGCCGCCGGCACCGTACCCGGTGGATTCTTCGGCATTCGTCGCTGCAAGTTTGTTCCTCACGGCTCGGTCCTGGGCGTCGGTTACCACTAACCCATGAACCCCATCGCCCCCATCTTGCGGATGGTCAAGGCCGCGCTTTGGCGCCGGCCGGTTGCCGATCCGTCGGTGCAGCAGGCGAAGGTGGCGGCGGCGTTGGACGCCCTGAACGCCAAGGCGAACAGACGGCGATCCGAGTGGGAAGCCGAGGCGAAGTCGTTGCAGCGCGAGTACGTGGCGGCAGGTGGCTCATTGCCGGCTGAGTCGGTGAGTGATTGGCTGATGGGTCCGCGGCCAACGGCGAGCTTCAGCGCCCAACGGGGTGGCGGCATCGCCGCTCGCTACGACACGGCCTTAACCACCACTGACAATCGCGCCCACTGGGCGATGGCCGACGCTCTGGCCGCAGACGCGCAGGCGAACCCGATGGTGCGGTATGTGCTGCGGAACCGGGCGCGGTACGAAGTCCAAAACAACGGCTATGCGCGGGGCATCGGCAAGACGATTGTGAACGACACAATTGGCCGTGGTCCGCGGCTCCACATCGACGATGAGCGGCTTGATCCGGAAGTCCGCAGTGACGTGGAACGCAAGTTTCATGCTTGGGCAAAGGCCGTGAAACTCGCCACGAAGATGCGGGTGATGCGGCAGGCGGAGTTCCAGGACGGTGAGGTCTTCGCGGAGAAGATCACCAATCCAGGCTTGGCACACCCGGTCAAGCTGGATTTCCGCCCCATCGAAGCCGATCAGGTTCGGTTTGTGGACATCAACCTGTTGACCGTTCCGTCAGTGGACGGCATCCGGTTCGACGAATATGGAAACCCGGTCGAGTACCACATTCTGCGGGTGCATCCCGGCTACTGGTCCTACGCGACGGGCTACGTCGGAATGCCGTGGGAATATGACAAGTGGGACGCGCAGTTCATCGTTCACAACTTCACGCCAGAGCGGCCGGGTCAGCACCGCGGGGTTCCCGAAGTGCTCACGGCGCTCCCGTTGCTGGCCATTCGGCGGCGGCTCATTACGGCCATTCTGGACGCCCTGGAAACAGCGGCGGACTTCTCGGTCGTTCTCGAAACCGAAATGGGTGCCGACAATGAGTCGACCCCGCTGTTGCCGATGGGCGATCATGTGCCGCTCGAGCGCCGCATGGGCGTGGCGCTGCCGGCGGGGTACAAGGCCACTCAGATCCGGCCGGAGCAGCCGCAACAGGCGTTCGACGCGCTCGACAAGCGGATCATCGCGGAAATCGGCCGCGGGATGAACGTGCCCTACGTGGTGGCCGCCTGCGATTCGAGCGATTCAAACTTCGCGTCGGGCCGGCTGGATTACTCGATTTATTACACCGGCATCGACATCCGCCGGGCAACGCTTGGGGAGGACAATCTCGACGGGCTCTTCGTCGAGTGGGTGCGCGAAGCCGCGCTCATCTCAGACCGCGGCGTGCGGTACATCCCGCGGGAAGTCGCGGCGATCATCGACGATCTGGAGTTCTCTTGGTTCTGGGATGGCCACGAAATGGGCAACCCGGTCCAGTTGGCACAGGCCCGCGAAATTGATCTTGCTATTGGCGCCACGACCCTTGCGGAAGTTTATGCGAAAAAGGGGCAGGATGCTCGCAAGTCCCTTATTGCCTATGCCCGCATTGTCGGGTTGAAGGACGATTCCAACGGCACGGCTTTGGAGAAGATACAGGCCATGATCCGCTCGCGCATTTTCACAGTGCGTGGCACCCCGCCGCTGATCGAAGCCGACCTCGAAGAGCGCGAACTTGGCCTGACGCCGCAGAACCCGGCGCCGGCGAAGGAACCTGGCAATGCGTAAGCAGAAAATCCAGAATATCCGCGCCGCTGCGACGGCCGCCGGCCGCATGGCCTTGTCGTTCCCGACGACGTTCACGATCACGGCCGCGGCCCCACTGGGCGATCAAGCGGGCATCGACAGCAATCAGGCGAGCAAGAGCCCGGACCCCAACAATGGCCATCAAGCCAGTGGCAAGCCCGGCAAGCCCCCGCTGCCCAAGTTTTCGCTGTCGATCTATAACGGCGGCCCGATGCACGTTCAGGGCTGGAAGCTTCCGGTGGCGATCCGCTGTGCGGGCGTGAAATGCGCGGCCGACCGTTTCCCGGTCTACGCGAACCACATCGACGCGGACACGTCGGGGCCGGACATGATCGAACAGCTCATCGGCCAGTCCAGCGGCCCCTGCACGATCATGCAGGCGTGCAACCTGGTGGCCTCGGGCGAGGTCACCGGAAACTCCAAAACGGTTCAAGCCGTGATGGCGCATGCGGCGGCCGGTTTTCAGTGGCAGGCCAGCATCGACGCGATGCCCACCAAAGGGCACGTCATTCGGGAGGGGGAATCGGAAGAAGTCAACGGACAGATCATCGCCGGGCCGGTCTACGTCGCGGACGAAGCCGTGCTCGCCAACGTGGCTGTGGTTCCGCTAGGCGCGGACACCACCACCGCTGCACATTTTGCGGCTACTGCTGCCGCAGGGAGCATTCACATGGAATTCGAAGCCTGGTTGAAGGCCGAGTACGACATGACGCCGGCCGAGTACGCGGCCCTCGCCACTGGCAAGCCCGGCCAGCACGCGAAGATCAAGGCGCGGTGGGACAAGGTGGGCAACATCGCCGCTGGCACCAACCCGGACGGTGCCGCGGTCAATACGGCGGCCCCGGCCGGCGGCGGGATCAAGGCCGCGGGCGGCAACGGCAGCGGGGCGGAGGGCGACGACGGCGGGATCAAGGCCAGTCGGCAGGCGCGGGCGCTGGAGGCCCGGCGTGTGGCCAAGCTCGATCAGATCCAAGCGAAGTACTCGAAGATCGAGAACGTCGCGGAGATCGTGGCAAAGGCCATTGAGGACGGCGCCGAACCCGACACCGTGGAACTCGGCCTGCTCCGGGCCAGCCGCAAGCCCAGCGAGTCGGGTACGGTAGCCCCAAACGTGATGACGCGGGCGCCGCGGAGCAAGGGCATTTTGGGCGAGTACCACGGCGCCAAGCCGGCGCAGGGCGGGCGGTATGAGGTCGAACCCGGGGCAACCATGCTCGACGACGATCAGTGCCGCATCATCGAAGCGGCCGGGCTGATCTCCAGCGGGCGGGCGCAGAACAAGCAGCAGTGGTCGGAGATCTTGGCCAAGCATCCGCAGTACGGGGCGCGGTGCGTGGAAATCGCCGAAGACGAAATGAGCCGGCATGGCCACGGCCTCGGGCCTATGGGCCTCATGTGCATGGCCGCCCGGATGGCCGGCATGACCGATCTGCCCCGCGACAACGCCTCCGCGTGGGACTACCTGCGTGGGCGTGGCATCCGGGCCGAGTTCACTACCTTCACGTTGCCGGGAATCCTGAGTAACGTGATGAATCGGTGGCTGTTGGACGGCTACTACCACGTCGATCCGAACGCCGGGGTTGGGGGCGGGATTGCGTGGCATCAATTTGCCCGCATCGGCAGCGTGCAGGACTTCAAGCCGCATTATCGCACGCGCATGATCGGCAACTTCCGGCCCAAGAGCCTCGGCGCCGGCGGCGAGATTCAGCACGCGCAGCTCGGCGACGAGTCCTACATGATCCAGGCGAAGATCAAGGCGTTGATGGATGGCATCCCCTACGACGCCATCGTCAACGACGACCTCAACGCCTTCAGCACGATCCCGACCTACGCTGGTGTCGGTTGCGGCGAGCAGGTGGCGCGCGACGTGTACGAAGCCTTCCTGGCCAACCTCCAGAGCGACGCCAGCACGGCGTTCTTCAGTAAGAGCGACCGTCTTAGCGCGGCCTACAACAAGGCCCTCAACGCCTTCGCCAAGAACTGGAACGCGGGTGCCACCTATGCCCTGTCGGTGTCGGGCTTGTCCCTGGCGTTTGTCCAGTTCCTCAACCAGGTCAAGCCCAATGGCGAACCGCTCGGCGAGCTCCCGGCGATCCTCCTGGCCCCGGTGGGGCTGGCCGTCACCGCGAACCAGCTCTATCAGGACAGCCAGTTGATCCCGGCCCTGGTCAGCACCACGGGCGCCGCCAGTCAGCAGTTCGGCAAGAACCCGCACGCGGGGTTGTACCGGCCGGTCATCAGCCAGTACCTCAGCAACGCCCTCATCACGGGGTACTCGACGACCTCGTGGTACCTGCTCACCGAGCCGACCAACAGTTGCTATGCGGTCGAAGCGGCGTTCCTCAACGGCAGCCAAATGCCCATCGTGGAGCGCGACGAGATGAGCTTCGACCGGCTGGGCATTGGGATGCGATGGTGGCTCTCCTACGGCGTCGGCATGGGCAACCCGCGGGCCGCGCAGCGTAACGACATCGCCTGAGTGGGCGGTTCGACAGCATGACAACACACCCTCAGTCGGGGCCGGTTGGCCCTGAAAGGCAGAAACGAAAATGAGCGAAATCTCGACTATCACGCCGACCGTTACCCCGACGATGGGGCTGGTCCAGTTCGACCACGGCGGGGAAACGGCTCGGTACTACAACAACAGTGCTTCGGAGTTGCCGGCCGGCACTCCGATTGTTCAGGGCACCCTCTTCGGCGTTCCCGTCCGTCCGATTGCGGCGCATTCGTGGGGCGCGCTGCTGATCGAAGGGGCGATGATGTTCCCCAAGGCAGCGAACGATTCGAGCCTCACCGCTGGCCAGCCGGCCTTCTGGGACGCCACCAACCTTGTCGCCACCAGCACGGCCTCCGGTAACGCCTACATCGGCAAGGTCGAGTACGGCATGGGATCGGACGGGACGCCCGGCAGCATCGCCACGGATGACACGGTGGTTTGGATCACGGTCGAAGCGGCGGCCAACCCCACGGCCACGTCGGCGCTGTCCGGCAGCATCACCTGCACCGACATCGGGTGCAGTGACGGGGCGCTCGGCATCACCGGCCTCCAGGCCGCGCAGGGCGGCACGGTGACCGCGACGGGTGGGACCAGCACGACCTCCGGCAACGCGGGCGGTCTGGTGTCGATGACCGGCGGTACCGGCGGCGCGACCGGCAACGGTGGTGCGGCCTCCATCGTCGGTGGCACCCCCGGCGCCACCAGCGGCACGGGCGGGGCCGTGGCGGTGACCGGCGGCGGTTCGGCCGCTGGCACGAATTACACCGGTGGCACGGCGGCGTTGACCGGCGGCGCCGGCAAGGGCTCGGGTAGCGGTGGTGCTACCTCCGTGGTCGGTGGGGCGGGTGGCACGACCGGCTCGGGTGGGGCTATCGCCATCACGGGCGGGGCCTCGGCGGGTGGCAGTGGCACCGCCGGTTCGGTGACCATCGACGCTGGGGCTGCCACGGGTGGCACTGCGGGCACGGTCACCATCGGTGGCACGAACGCAAGCGCGGTCATCACGGGTGGCCTCTTGAAGCGCTCGACCAATGCAACCCCGGTTGCTGCGTCCGGCACGCTCATCGGTGACGCCGCGGCCCTCACCGCGACGTATGACATCCAGACGATCAGCAGCGCCGGTGCCACTGCCGGCGTGATCCTGCCCACCGGCGTGGTCAAGATGAACCTCCTCATCGTGAACACTTCGGCGACGGCCGCGAAGCTGTGGCCGCAGTCGGGTGGCACGATCAACGGTGGCACCGCCAGCCACGCTTGCACGGTTCCGGCGAACGGGATCATGCTGGCGATCTGCACGGCGGCGGACACCTGGTTCGTGGCCGCGCTGACTGGCGCCACGGTGGTCTGATAGCGGTTGAAATCCCAAGACGGTCTGAACGGCCCGGTGGATGGTGGGTGGTCCATCCACCGGGCCGCGCAGTAAAGGGAGGCTCGCGTGGTCAGGAACGCCAACTGGATGCAGGGAGCCGTGGATACGCTGATGTCGCGGTTCAAGCTCTGCGCCGCCGTCATCGTCGAATACGCCGACGGCGGCATTTCGATCAAAGGGATTCCCGCCACGGTTGGCCGCAGACTGTTCGATGTGGTCGATGGCCCGGTGATGATCGCGCACGAGTCGCGGACATACTTCATTGAGAAGGTCTATCTGGTGACTGCGGACGGCGAGCAGTTGATTCCGCGAAGTGGAGTGCGGATCACCGAAGCGGACGGTCGGGTTTACGAAGTCTCGGTTCCCAAGCCGTTCAACGTCTACGAGAGCATGGGTCCGGGGGGCAGCGTGTTCAAAATCCACACCATCGGGCCGGTGAGTTGAGAAATGCCGAATAGCTGGACATCCCCGGTCGACGGCAAGAACTGGTCCCGGACCAGTGACCACAGCGATTCCCCGTGGTACGACGCGGGGACGCAGAGTGCCCGATCTGCCATTCCCGCGGACGGGGACTCGATCACGATCAGCAGCGGCAAGCAAGTGTTCATGAACGTGGATATGACCGGGTGGGCGGGCCTGGCGGCGCTGGTGGTGACCGGCACACTGACCTACCTCGCCGGCGGCAACCGCAAGCTGGTGATGGCGGCGAACATCACCGGGGCGGGGATGGTCAACATCGGAGCGGCCGGGACTGGGAACGAGTGGAGCAGTACGTACACCGCCAACATCCTGCTCAACGGCAATTTCAGCATCAACGGCCCGACGTGCAACTTCTACTGCAACCCCGCCGGCGGGCGGGTGGGGAGCACGGAGAATGAGGCGACGGGCTGGATGACGCTGATTCCGCCGCCGAACACGGCGAGCACGACGCCCTATGACGGCTCGATCCCCGCGTCGATGCCGATCACCAGCATCAGTCAGGGCGCAACCTGCACCGTGGTCTGCTCGGCGGCCCACGGGTTCACGGCCGGGGCGAACGTGGTGCTTCGCAAGCTCGGGACGATGACGCAACTGGAGGGGGTCAGAGTCAGAGTGCTCGCGGCGAGCACGACCAGAGTGACGGGTGACACCGCGACGCTCAAGTGGTTCGACTTCAGCGTCAAGATCGACTCGACCAGTTTCGGGGCCTACAGCGGCGGGGCCGGCGTGCTGTGCTCGGCCACGGCGGCAGCGGCCGGGGCGACGACGCTGTACGTGGATGGCAACATGTCGGCCGACGCGGAGTGGACGCGGGCGGGGGCGTTGCTCAACATCGACAACTGCAACCGGGCGGCGCAGAGCGAGCGGCGGACGATCAACACGGTGAGCAACGGGTCGCTGACTATCACGGCGGGGTTGACCGCAGCGAAGAATACGGGCTCGCCGGTCATCTTGGTCACTCGCAATGTGATGGTGACGGGGACGGCGAGCACGGTCAACTTGTTCTTGAGCGGGACTGCCGGCCCGCACGTCCTCAACGCGGCGTTCCTGCACATTGGCAGTGCCGGCTCCGCGGTAAGTCTCCAGACCGCGAGCGAGGCTGTGACGTTTGCCAGGGGCTGCATTAGCAGCAATGGGACCAGCACGCTCTTTGGCATTACCTGCGCTGCCACGCCGACCGTGACGATGAGCGGCGGGGTAATGTCGGGCTTCACGGCGGCGGTGGGGACGCTGGCGGCGGCGGGCGGAGGGATTAACTCCGGCGTCAACCACGTCATCTCCGGCGGGCTGATCTCCGGCTGCACCAACGGCATCAACGCGGCGACCAACGTGCAGATCAGCGGAACGGTTGAATTCAACGGCCTCTTGACGGCCTTGAATGCGATCATTGGCGGGCTGGTTAGTGGCGGCCTGTTCAGCGGGTGCGGCACCAAGCTCATGTCCACGGTTGGCATCATGGTGACCGGGACAACCGCGATCAACTGCAACACGCTCAACAACGCATCGTTCGGGACCACCGTTACGGGAGGGACCAGCCTTGGCTTTCTCACGGGTCGCCTTAACTGCCGAGGTTCAGTCGTGTCCGGCGGTCTGATGCTGGGCGTGAGTGTCCCGATTTCTGGCAGCGACGTGACCGTGCAAGGGCTGGCGATCCCCACGGGTTCGGTGCTCTCGGGCGGCCAGGTTAAGGGGCTTGGTGCCACCTTCACCGGCTGGACATCCTACGGCCAGACCAACAACGGCCTCGGTGGCTGGCAGCAGGCGATTAGCTACGACAACGCCGGGATCATCGGGAATGTCGCGGCGTGGATGTCGGGTGGGACCATCGCGCCAGACACCGCGACGATCCCCGCCGGCAGCAGCCCGACGCTCTCGACCGCCAATAAGTTCGACTTCGCGGCGCCGGCCTTCACCGCGGGCGTGGGTGCCTACCCCGGCTCAACCCTCACCAATGCCTACCCGTGCTTCTACGACCTCCCGATCTTCGCTCGGGCGGGACAGGCGATCAGCGCCTCGATCCAGGTCAACTCAACGGTGGCTTACGGCTCGATGTACGAAGCCCCGCGTATCCAGATCATCGACCCCAACGTCGGCCCGCCGCTCGCCGCCGGGCAACTGCTGGTCGAGACTGCGAGCACGGCGGGGGCGAATGCCTGGGCCACGCTCAGCGTGAGCTACACGGCCACCGCCGACCGGCCGTTGATCGTGCGGATTCGCGGGTGCCATGCCAGCGGTTCGTGCTGGGTGAGCGTGCCGATCATCCAGATCGGTGGCGGCCTGCTCGTGCCCCCGACGATGGACGGCGGATTCCAACGCGAGTGAGGATCAGACTATGAGCCAATTACAAACTGACCCTGGCAGCAAGCCTCAACCGAGGCCGCTTCCTTCCGCCGGCGACACCGCGGCGCTGAGCGATGCCGACTGGAAGGCCGCGCTCACCGACGATGACGTGACGGCCCTGCGGACTGACCTCGCGGAGCGGCAGCGGCAGGCGGCTCTGGACGTGCTGCGGGGCGGGGTAAACGACGCCTGCAACGCGATGCAGAAGTGGCTGCGGGATGCCTACGCCGATCCGACGATCCCCGCCCCGGCCGACGTGACGGAGTTGCTCGGCAACGTGACGGTCCAGGTGGCGCAGCCGCCGGTGATGGGACACTGAGCCATGGCCGATGTAAGCCTTGCAGGCAGCCAACTCGTCCGGTACGTGAACGCCGTCGATGCGTCGGGGGCGAATCTCACGGGCAAAGCCAGCGGGGATTTCACCGCCAAATGTGTCGTCCAGGGCGGGACGCTTCAGGCTTTAACTGTCGATGCAATTTCGATCCTCGGTAGCTACGGCAACCCCGCTACGGGGCACGTCCAGATCAAGGAGTTGAGCAGCTCCGCGCCGAGCGATGGCGTCTATGAGGTACACATCAGCGCATCTCAAGCTGGCCCGGCGGGCGGGAAAATCTGGATTTTATTCGGTGTGACTGGCGGGAAGGTGAGCCGGCTCGAAGTCGATCTTGTGCCCTACCGCTCGGACGTCCAGACCTGGCTCGGCACGGCAGCGGCAACCCCCGCCGTAGCGGGAGTGCCGACCGTGACGCTCGGACCCGGAGCCCATGGCGGGAATGGTGCCACCCTTACGTTTGTCGGGTTGAGCTGGTTCGACGGCGCGCAGGCGGTGCCCTTCCAGATTTGCACATCCAGTTTCAATGGACTTTCCCGCGCGTATCTCGGCTTAGCGCCGGAAGATGTGGTCTCGAAAGCATCGGCCGACGTGGCGGCCGTGGGCTGGTCTACCGGTGACGACGGCGCTGTCGTCGCAATTTCTTCTGGCGATTCCCAAACTGCCGTGTTCGGTGCAAAAGTCAGCCCCGGGTGGTGGGTGCGCGTTCGTGGCTCGGATGGGGGGAGCGTCGGGATCGTGACTCGGGTTACTGCCGTGGCGGGGGACTGTTCGACGATCACGGTTTCCCCTCCGCTGGTGGCGAACGACAGCGGTTCGCTCGATCTTTATGCGGGTCCGCCGGCGGCTACTTCGGGAGCTATGTGGGACGCCCTGCCGGCAGACCATGTGATTCCCAGCTCCTACGGCTCCCTGTGGGGCGGCGATGCCTGGTTGCGGCTCAACATTCTGCCGTACCTAATCCAGATGCCCGAGGGGGGTCTGGCCCCGGTCATCGCGCTCGTACCGAGCCTCGCCACTTACCTGCCAATCGTGCCCGCGGGCACGCACTCCACCACGCACCTGGACCTGGGCGTCTTCACCAACGATGCCGATCCGTCGCTTGGGCTGGAGGTCGGCAAAACGTACACCTTCCACTGGCCGGGCACCATCGGTTCCCCCGGCCTCGTCGCCGCATGGGAGGCGTCCACCTGCACTGTCGATGCGATCGTGGCGGGGCGGCGGCGCTTGACCTTCGCGCCGGCATTCGCTCGCGCGATTACGGCCGGGTTGGCATATTCGGTTTCGACGGCTGCTACTGGCGGCGGGGGTGGCGGCGGCGGGCTCTCCGTCGGCGGCTCGGTCATCCTCGCCTGGCTTGACGGCAACGCGGCCCCCATCGGCCCGGTGGACTTCGCCATCGTCGGGCAGGGCATGGCCAGGAGCACCGTGGGCGGCACGTTCGCCATGACGCTCGCGGACGGCACCTACACCGTGCGGACGGCGGCGAAGAATGGCGTCTTGTTCGCCGACGCCTCGCTCGTCGTTACCAGTGGCGTGGGCTCCGTGACGATCAGCGGGACGGCAGCGGCGATTACCCCGAGCAGCCCCGGCATGACCACGGGCTACCTCACCTGCTACGACGCGAACGGCGAAGCCGCGCCGGGGCAGATCGTGGAACTGCGGATCGTCGGCGCGCCCGGAGATAGCGGCGCCGCCATCGACAACAGCATTCGGTCGGCCACCAGCGACAGCAACGGGCTGGTGTCGTTCGCCAACCTGATCTATGGCAGTCGCTTCCAGGTGAAGTACGAAGGTGGGGCTTGGTCCGACCATGGGACCGTTCCCTCCAGCGGCGACACGTTTGCGATTCCCGATGTGATTGGGCATTGAGCCATGGCAGAGACGACCCCCATCTACGGACAGACCGACGCCCTCGCGGTGGCCGTGGCCGCGTGGATAAACGCCAACCCGGCGAAGTTCTGTCTGGCCGTGGCGGCCGAGCGGCGGTTTGCTATGCTGAGCGAAAAGAAAGATATCCCCCAGTCTGGCGATCCCGCGAGCGTGGATGTGTTCCCCGACACCGAGGCGGCACAGCGGCAGGGCGCCTCCACCGCGTTCGCCTCGGAGTATGCCATTCACCTGTACCTCCAGCAGCAACTTGGAGGACCGGTAGATCGAGAGGACCAGTGTGCCCAGTTGACTCGGCTGCGGAGTGAACTGATCGAAGGACTCAAGAGCCGGATGTTCGACCTCACCAACGCGGTGCATCCGGTCAATCGCGTGTTCCTCGCCCACTTGCGGAGTGCCGACAAGGTGGGGCTGTACAGCCTGGCCCGAATGATGGAGGTCGGGGTCTACGAGAGCGACACCATCCTGGTCTTCAAAGCGTCCGTATAATCCTAATCCTTTGGAACAAACTTCGATAGGAGCCTTACCATGGCTGATGTAGCGTACGATGGCGATTTTGGAATTCCGATCAGTTTCACGTTCACGCCTACCACGGGGACGGCGTTCGGAACGACCCAAGCGCAGGCGCAGGAGTTTACGCCCGCTGACACAAAGGTGGAGACGCAAAAGTTCACCCCGATCAGCGGGACTAACGCTGGCAAAGAACAGTTCATCCTCGGCAAGGTGCCTTCGGCCACGATCCAGGTGAAGGCGACTTACTCCTCCGCCGAGCACGCGGCGGCACAGACGTGCCTGGCGGCCAAGGTTAAGGGTGCGCTGGTGGTCACCTACAGCGATGGCTCCAGCGACACCTACTCTGGTGCCTTGACGGGCATGAAGGGCAGCACCATCAACGCCAGCAGCGAGCGCACGGACGATCTGGAGTTCACCGTATCGCTGCCTTCTACTTTTGCGTCCGCGTGATCCCGTGCGGCGCGGCCTGAGCGCTGCGCCTTGCCTATGTTCCCCTAAACCCTTCTCCCATTTGGAGACTCAGCCATGACCGTAAGCGTGAACTACACCAGCAAACTCGAAACCGGCGAAACTCTCCCCATCGCCACCCACTTAACCACCGCCGCCAACGCGGTGACGGCCGCGCTAACTACTACGCTCGTGGCGCAGGGTGCGGCCTCCAGTCCGGCCTGCACGAAGCGCGGCGGGGCGGACTTCGCGCTTACCGCCGGCGCCGGCACCATCGACCTGACCGCGCTTACCGGCACCAACGGCGTTTCCGTGGACGGGACCGGCCTGCGCGTTCAGTTCGCCAAGTTCCTCAACCCGGCCACCAACGGGAACCCCATCACGGTGAAGAAGGGGGTGACCAACGGTTACGACGGGTTCGGAGCGGCCTTCCTGATCATCCTGACGCCCGGAGCCGAGGCCATGATCCGCCTCAATGACGCCGGCAGCGACATCGGCAGCAGCAACAAGACGATTGACCTTGTGGGCACGCTGGTCCAGCCGCTTTCCTACGAAATCGTCGTCGGCTAAGCCGCTGCCTCAACCCCACCCACCCATGGAGTGACTGAAGATGGCCAATGGAACCAAAGAGCAGATCGCGGCTGCGGCCCACAAGCGGTTCAAGACCAAGAGCATCGACCTGGGCGATGGCGTATCCGTCACCGTTCGCGAGCTGACCCGCAACGAGATTAAGGCCCTCAATGATCGTCTCTACGAGAAGGGCCCCGACGGGAAGTTCGTCGTGGTCGATGAGAAGAATCAGCCGACTACTGGGGAGGATGGATTCTTCAAGTTCCGCGAGGGCGTGAACTTCCGCCGGGAGTGGCTGGCGGCCACGATGACGCCCTGCGACGCCATCGACGGAATCCTGAGCGATGATGTTCCCGGTTCGGTCCAAAATGAGATTCTGGACGCGGCCCGGGAACTCAACGGCATCACCGTGAAGGACGCCGCAAAAAACTGACGACGCAGCCCGAGCTTCAGTTCGCCATGAAGCTCGGGCTGCGGTTCGGTGAACCGAACTTCTGGAAGATTTTGAACGACTGGCCCCCGAGCTTGATCGCTTACTGGAATGCCTACTACCTACTTCAGCCATGGGATGAGGCGAATGCGAACGCCCTGGTGATGAGCGGGTACAAGCCGCCCCGCGGCCTGCTCAGCAAGGTCCGGCGGCGGTTGAACGGATCGGTGTACTGACCATGGCCACGATCCTGATCGAAATCGACGACGACCTGGCCAAAGAGGCGATCCTCAATTGGTACGAAGGGATGGCCGAGCGGGCTGCCCATGCCGAGATTGCCCCGTTGCTGGTGGAGGCACTACAACCCTTGGTGGCGTCCGAGCGGGCGTACCTGGGCAGTCACAACAAGAGCGGCGCCCTGTCGGGCTCGCTGGCGGCCCGCAGTGGCAGTGGGGACCGGCCTGGGACCGTGACGGCCTTCTCCAGCCCCACGGCCACGGTCAAGGACCTCAAGGCCGCCTGGGGCAGCGGGCGAGCGCAGCAGAGGCGGTGGGCCAAAGGTCTGTCGGGCAAGGGTCGGCGCAAGATCTTCTATGGCAACATTGTTCATCAAGGGCACAAGGTTATGAGGCGCGGGGCCGATGGTGCGTTGCACGTCGTCGGTAAGGCTGATCCCGTGCCGTTCGCGCAGCAGGCGGTGGACGCCTTGGGCGAGCAGGCGGCGGAAGCGGCGGCGGAAGCGATCACTAAGCACGTAATTGGTGAGTGAGCCATGGCTGAAGCTGACATTCGACTGCGGATGGTCTTCGATGAGGCGGGGTCTAAGTCTGCGCAGGGCAAGCTCGATCAGGCGATTACAGCGGGCATGGCCGCCGCGAAAAAGCAAGCGTCGATACTCGGCAAGTCAACCGACGCGGAAGAGATCACAAGTGCCAAGGCCAGACTGGTAAGCGCCAACAATCTGATTGATGCGGCAAACGCTTACGGAGTGAAGGAACGAAATTCCGAAAACGCAAATCGGGCGGAAGCGCAAAGGGGTGCGGAGCGGGAGCAAGAGCGTACCTGGATTCGCATGTTCGATAAGAAGGCGAAGGCGGATCGCATTCGGCAGGATCGCGACGAGGGGACTGCTGACGCGCTCGCGTTCCGTGATGCGAAGAGGAAAGATCGCAATGACTTGCGGGAGGGCGCAAGACTCGTAAAGGACTGGAACGCCCAAAAGAAGGCGCGGGAGCGAGACACAGTCGACGCGGAACGGTCGGAAGAGCGCAAGGGCCGCAACTTTGAGAAGTGGCAAAAGAACAGGTGGCGATTCTGGCGGCAGGGACTTCATAGTCTACAGAGGCAGGAAGACCGGGCAGAGGATTACGTCGGGGAGCGGCGGCGGGGCCGCGGCATGGCCCGAGCCCTGGGCGGCTTTGGCGGCAAGATGGTGCTCGGGCGCGCGGCTGGAATGATGGCCGGAGAAATCTCCGGCAGTGGGCAGTTGGGTTCGGAGGTCGGGAACATCGCCAGCGCGTTTGTATTTGGTAATGCCGGGATTGGCGCGCTTGTCGTTGGAATGCAAGCGGTTGGGGCTTCATTCAGGGTTCACTATGAGGCACTCAAGGCTTCGCGAGAGGCCGCAAAAGAATACGGGGACATACTTTCCCACGTTTCTGACAAATGGCGAGATTTGGGACTGGCCACGGTCGGCCGCAACTCCTTCGGCCAGGCAATGCAGGGGCAGGCGCACGAGTCGCTGGCGGCCGTAGTCCCCATGGCCGACAAAATGGCAGAAGCAATCTGGGCGGGGCCTGGACTGTGGGAGCGAATGTCGGCGGGGTCGCATAGGCTGACTGGTTTTGGAACCGCTATCGGGGATAGCGCCTGGGGTAAGAACCTCACGGGAATGGACCAGCAGCGTAAGCTGCAAAGTTCGCAAGCAGACTCATTCGCCGCCTTCTCGAAAGCTGAGTATCCCGAGCAGGTGAAGGGCGAAGAGCGGATCGCGGCGGCGCAGAAGGGCATCTACGCCGCCAGTCAGGGTCGCACGGGGCTGCTCAAAGAGGAGCGGGTACTGAGCGCCAAGATCGCCGCCGACGATGAGAAGCGCCATGTGGAAAACGAAGCGGAGCGGCGCAAGGCCGACCATGCCGTCAGCGCGGCTAAGGAGATGGCGGATCGGATGCACGCTCAAGGCATTCCGATCTGGAATAGCCCGAGCACCAACCAAGGTGAAAAGCAGGCGGCCACTGACAGATACCACGGGGCGCTGGCCGCTTGGACGGAAGCCAAAGAAGCGCAGAATCAATTAGGATCTCAGCAGGAGCGGCGGGAAAATGAAGCCGGGGAGGCACATGCCGGCGAATTGACGGCGCAGCAGGTGCGCTATCAGGAGGCGCTGCGCAACCAGACCAACCAGACGGCCGAGGCCAAGGTGGCGGCGGAA